TCATAAGGCCACCGTTGTCCACCCCTTCCCACGATCATCATGGTACCTATCCGTTTGTTGTTGAGTTTTATGTCCAAGTAAATCTTTCGTGTTTATACCCTGGGCTTTATATAACCGCTCGGAAAGCGATCTTTGTTCATGGAAAGTTGCCGGTGTACCTTGTCCCCAGTCAATATCTGCACTGTCTCTTGCCTTGCTGAAATTCATGGTCAGTGTTCTGGGTTTCACCTGTGCTCCTCGCTCAGCCTGTGAGGTGGTTCTAAAGAAATGAACCAAATAAGGGCTTACTGCATAATCCCGGCAACGACTGATTACATCTCGGAGGCTCCAGTTGATTGCGTTGCAACGCAGAGCTAATGGTATAGCGATTTTGCTTCCGGTTTTCTCTTGCTCAACGTGTAGATGATCGTCCCAGATGTCCGAGAATTTCATACGGGATATATCACCTAGTCGCTGTCCTGTTACTATGGCTAAAAGCATGGCGTTCCCCATGTATTTGTGATTTTCATCGGCTATATCAAAAATCTTTTGCCATTCCTCAAGAGTGAGGCGCTGGCGAGTGATCTTTCTACGAGGTTGTTTAGTTGCTAGTGCAGGGTTATAACCAGGAGGTACTTCTCCCGCATGCTGAGCTTCTTTAAAAACATCTATTAGGACAGAGCGAATGACCTGAGCCATTCTGGGTTGTCCCTCCGCTAAATATTCATCAAGAATTTGCGCAACATCTCGAACATTGACAGCGGATATTAATTTCATTCCTACCCGTTCCTTAAGCAGAGATACTGGTTTTGCTTTTTGTTTGATAGTGTTTTCTTTAATATCTCCGGACTTCAATCTTTCCTGCTGAATCTTCCAGTAACGTTCAAGCCAGGTGTTAGTTGATATTGATTTTCCTGAGCTGGTGGAAATTCTGTCAGTGATTGCCATTATCTGGCGGGTTTGTTGTTCCGCCAGTCTTTTATTTGCTTCAATAGCTATTGCCGTGGCCTCTGCTTCGTCTGTTCCTAGACTATGAAACTTACCAGTTATCGGGTGCTTATAACGCCAGTATACTTTATTAACCTTTCTGCTGAAGAGCGGGTATAAATTTGGAATAGATATATTATTTTTACGTGGTCTGGCAGCCATCGTTCAAAATCCTCTGCAAAAGAACAGGGTCGCTTTTCTTTACTACAGGAGTGGTCAATGTACCGACCAACTCAGCATCCTCCCTGACGCGCCAGAATCGACCTTCTTTTTTGGCTGGGGGAGAAAACATATTCTGTTTAGCATAATTCCTGAGAGTGGAAACACTTGGAGGATTGCTTCTGTATTTCTCGTTTGCCCACTCTTCAAGGGTTAACATCTGGAGCATATGTTTTACCTCATCATGGCCCATTGCTGGGCCAGTATCTGAAAATACAAAATCAGTTTTGCATCAATTTTTGCAGCACCTGATTGCCGGCAATTATTCGCTGCCAGATCGCTGATACATAGCGGGCCTGATGAATAGCATCAGCGAGGGCATTGTGACGAGACCCTTCAAACGGGATCGTTGTTTTGGGGTCGAAGCTAATGGCTTGGCCGAGCTCTACCATTGTTCGTACGTCCCGATCGTTCCAGTATTCCCACGGATAATCTTCAGCAATGCAATCGTAAGAAGAACGCAGAATAGAGTTGTCGAATGACGCACCGTTACCCCATACCTGCGCCTTTTTGCTCCCACCAGCAACATTATCAGAAACAAATTCTCTGAACTGGAGTAATGCATCCTGCAACGGGATAGCATCATCATTTACGATCGCAGAGCGTGCTTCGGAGGACTGTCTAAGCCACCAGATAACAGTAGATGGATCGATTACGGCGCCCCAGTTCACGGAGGATTCAAGGCATACGACTTTATAGAAACTTTCTCCAATAGAGCCGGTTGCCGGGTCAAAAACAACCGCACCAATAGCGACGATAGGGGCGTTATGTTTTTTACCCATGGTTTCCAGATCAACCATAACGTGAACATAATCAATTGGCTGATCTTCCTCCTTATTATGAAGACCGGATTCAATATCTACAGAATCCGTTTGATGAACAACTTCATCTGTTTTTTCTTTTTGGTTAACCTTGCCCGTAACGTCAACAAGACCTTCAATGGAAAATACTCCGTCCCCAATTTTTGAAACTTCAGGCTGCCTGGTCTTGGTAAGGTCTTCGGTTACCCACTTCGGATCCGTAGGGTCGCTAACCCCTTCAACATATTCGCCGCGCTCGGCGGCCAGAACCTGATTAGCGTCCGGACGTTGCTTTTGAGCCTCTTTTACCAGTTCGGCACCAACTGCTTTAATGTCGGAGGAGAGTGTTTCCAGTTTTGCGCTGCTATCCTCTCCGGCGATTACTTGGTTTGTTGCATCCAGAGTGACTGCAGCAGATGGAATATGTCCCGCCTTGGTAAGCGTCTCAGCGCTCGGGGTATCATGCTTATGTTCAGTCAGATTCGCGTTGATGTAGCCACGCAACCGATCTGGAAAAGGAGTTATTCCACTGGATGCTTCCCTGATCAGTGCAAAAATCGCTGCACGGGAATAATCAAGGATGCCTGGTGTGCTCCGTAATGCTGCAGACCATTCTTTAAATGGACTTTCTTTCTTCTGTACTATTTCCTTCGCGCGGCGGTGGACTGATGCCGGAAAATTATAGATGTCAAAATCCATAGGCATCGTTGCAAGAGCGATCTCTATATCCAGAGTATCCAGCGAATGCTGATAATCCGGATTGCGGTCAGTTTTGTTACCGCCGCCAGCATTGGCGCCGGCATCGGTTTTGTTTATTGAGGTGATATAGTTTCCAGCAGCCCATTCCTTTGTAAGGATCCCGCGGTCAATGTGCGACGTTTCAAGCCACAATTTGGCGAACTGAATTTGCTTGCCGAGCTCATGGCGTTTCCCCACAGGAAATACGCTCTTAAATGCACTGGTAAATTTCCACAGGCCAGGCATATCATATTTTTTAAGCTCCGGAATATTTTCTGCCGTCAGCAGCAGATTCTGCACACCGTGATTATCCGTATCCATTTCCATCGCTGAAAGGCGGTTACGATGAGGAATGCTAATGTGATACACGTGACGCTCGTCGGCCATATACTGGGCAAGCAGCTGCGTGCGGAATGACATTTCCGCCAGGTTGAAGAGTGCTTCTTCATTGTTCGAATAGTCCTCTTCATCGCTATTTGCAGGAGAGATATCGTTTTCTGGTTTACTGGAGGGCTGTGGTTCAGCAGCCGCTGGCGCAACGATTTTTTGCCATGTCAGCCCGTCTTCACCACCAAGCTCGTAGCGATCGCACCAGGTGTCATCCAGTACACCTTCTTCCGGTAAGTCATCAACGATGAGCCAGTTGGTGCGGATCGGCAGCTGATGGCTGGCGCCGCGGCCAACGTTAATTTCAGCGTCTTCCAGGATGTCCAGGATTTTGCGCTCGGCGCGAGAATCGGATTTAGCAGAGAACCAGCAGAAGAGACTTTTCGCTTCGTTTGCTTTTGCCTTCGCTTTAATGAGATACGGGTAGTTGTTCATTGCGTTTGGGCTCCTTTGGATTGTAAGATACCCGGCAGCTGATGGCAGCCGCCCTGGTGGTGGTCATTGGTCAAAACTCGATTCCGGAAAGCTTTGGTCGGCTGACCGGGTACTTAACCCGCCTTGCGCGGGTTTTGTGCTTTATGGGGCTGGCGAATCGCCCCGCAGCAGCTGTGATACGCGAACGTCGTCAAGCGCTCGCAGGATAGGCTCAAAAGTTTTATGGGCTGGCAGTTTAGATACCGCAGTGATCACTTCTGTAACGGTGATGTCATCGCCGCGGGGGCTATAACCACCACCTGGGCCACGCTGTGAAATTACCAGGTTACCCGCCCGCAGCTTTTTGAAGATCTGCTCAAGGTATGAAGTAGACAGCTTTGACTCTTTACTGATGGCCGTCAGTGAAACGGGCGAGCCGTCATAGAGCTTATTCAAAGTGGCGGCGGCCTGGACAGATGCCAGAACGCGTTTCATTCCAAATTCCATAATCACTTCTCCGGCCGTAACGGCCATTGGTCAAAACTCGATTCAAAAACTCACTGCAGGCTGTTGGTCGTCAGCCATGTTTTGTGCATTTCGGTAGGGGAGGCACTGGCCCTGTACTTTTTGTTCATCGGCGTTGCTGTTGCAACTGGCCTCTGATGGATAAACACCGATCAGAACATCAGAGCATTCACCAGTGAGAGCACAAACGCTGATGACAAGGGCAAACAGGGTATTCATGCCTCAGCCTCAGGGTTTCCTTTCTGCGCCAGCAAGTAACACAGCTGGCGTAGTCTCACCTCGAACCAGTTCAGGCGGGTCGCCTGGTTCCCGGTAGGTACTCGGGCAAAATCCTTCATAGTTATCTCCAGTTAACTCAGTATTAGAATGTGGTTTTGCAATGCGGCGCCGGGTGCCTCCCGGTGACGGCAGCCAGTTAACAACTACCGCCGACAACTTTTTCCCCACAACGTGTGAATAACCGCCATGTTTACTTTTTTAACTGTGTCGCGTGCGCATAGCCGCATTCACCGCATTGCAAACCCTACTAGTCGTCATGCCTGTCTTTTCACCACTTCAGGCTCGGTGGTATTCTTGGCGCTCTCACACAGCCAAATAAAAGAGAGCAAAATGTCTCGTAGCCCTATACCTGTCTTCTGGTACGAAAATCCCGCTCACTATGAAGAATTCCAAAAAATCCTTTCAGATGCTTACGTCCTTCCCTTTGACTACCACGACTGGCGTATCCGCACCGATAGCATGGTGGAGCGCTACGAAAACAGCGGTATCCAGGCTGTGAAGGTGGTAGCCAGCACTTACGATTTCATCACCTGGTGCCAGGCCCATGGACGTGATATCAGTACCAAAAGCTGCAATGATTACGCGGTCTCCGAATCGGGCCTCCAAATCCTGCGCGACAGAGAGTTTGATTGGGGAGACGAGTAAAAAGTAAATTTTCCCTATCTTGGATATATCTATTCTCATAGTGATGTCCTATCTCATGCCTGTAACGCCGGCCGGCGGAACGTTATAACCTGCTGCGAATTCTTCTTGTCGTCATCTCATCCGGTGTTTCGTATGCCGCCGGCAGCTACTTCGTGGGCTTCCTGCCTCGATGACTGAATTTGTAATATCAGACTACAAATAAATATGTCAGTTATCAATGTTTTTATGACATAAAAAATGGATATGATTGTTTTTATGTGATATTTGGTGATTTTTGGGTATAAAAAAAGCCGCTGTTAGCGGCCTTCTCAGTGGCAAGATTTAGTCTTTTTCGAATGGAGGGGGGATTTTTCGCTTACTCAGGAACTCAGCCATAAACCGATCTAACTCTTCCAGTCGCGTTCTCGCTAGTTCAATAAATCTGTCCTGCTCCACTTCAGGAAGTTGATCAAATACTTCTAATAACTCTAATTGCTTCTGATTTAGTACTGTTTTGCTGGCTGTGACAGCCTGTAATGAAGACTCTTCTTCATCCGTCATAAAGAACCAATACAGTGGTTTTCCAAGTGCTTGCGGGAATAACTCTAACTTTTCCTTTCGCGGGAAGTTACCTGTATTGCACCAGTTACTGACTGTCTGAGAGTTTACACCCACTCGCCGGCCTAACTCAGATTGAGATATGCCAGCCTCATCAAGAGCTCTTAACAGCCGTTCTTCGAAGTTCATATTCGCATCCAAATCAAACCAGTAACCAAGCATACAAAGTTTCTTAGTACTTGTGACTGATTAAGTTTCTTGACATTGACAAATTATTTATCAAATATGTGACAGATTTTTAGGAGGAAACATGCAAGAAACCGTTCAAAAGAAAATTATTTCCCTTTGTGGCAGTCAATCTGAGCTAGCTCGCCGTTTGGGAAAGAACTCTCAAACAGTATCAGTTTGGTTTCGAACCCAGGTTGCAAGTACTGAGGTACTCAACGCATGCAGGGTTCTGGATTGGCAAGTAACGCCTCATGAGCTTAGACCCGATCTTTACCCAAACCCGACTGACGGACTTCCAAAGGACTAAACATGCAAACCATATCTTTCAAAAATCATACCTCTATGTTGGGTATGCAACAGAAAACGGAAAATCAGTATTCACCGCGGCGTCGGGACAGCGTTAAGTGCCGGACCATCTTTGCAGCAGTTCGTGAGTGGGAGGCAATCTTACCCGGGCGCGCGCAGGAGCACGTCGCACAGCTGGTGGCCGAACAGTGGGAGAAACAAAACGGTCGCGGCATCAGCGTTAATAAACAAAATCTGTACCGCTACCTGAAAAACGAATCTGGATCAGAGAAGTACACCAGTTACGTCATGCAGCTTTCAGGAGCGATCGCTGATGCAATGCCTATTGAGATTGCGCGCAAACACGGATTGAAACGTGGATTGACTGAAAGCGAGCTGGTGGCTCAAGCAATCAAAGAGTGTAGCGAAGCGCACCAGGCAAAATTGCTTGGCGCCCCGTTGCAAAAGTTAGAGCGTGAAATTCGGGAGGCAGCAATTGCACTTTTTAACATGCTTCCTGCAGATGCGGCGGGACCACTACTGGCGAGCATAAGCGCCGTAGCGCCACAGTTTTTTTAATCGAGTTTTGACAATGAGTACCGTACAGAAAAATAGGGGGGCTTCATGAGCATTGACGCAATGCGATGGGCCAAAAAAGTCAAGACAGGGAAGTCCTCTGCAAAAGCTGTTCTGACCTGGATGGCCGACATGTGCGGAGCTGATCTCTGTGCTTTTCCATCCATTCCTGCGCTGGCAGAAGCAACTGAGCTGGATAAGAAAACGGTCCAGTCGAGCCTGCAGTATCTGGTTTCGATCGGGCTGATTGAAGATACAGGTGAACGGCGTGGAAAGACTAAACAAATCCCGGTTTACAGGCTTCTTGGTGTGGAAGAAAGCGTTGCCGAAATTGAACACACCCAAAAACGGGAACATTACCAAAAACGGGATCGTTTAAACACACCCGAAAACGGGGTTGTTACAGCAGAAAAGGCACCCGAAAACGGGGCTGTTTCCTGTACGCAAAACAACCAAACGATCCCGTTTTTTCCGTCAAACGATCCCAAAAACGGGATCCGGAATCTACCAGAGGAACCAAAAGATATAACCCCCACACATAGGGCTCTGGTCGAACCAGTTGTGCCTGACTATCCGAATCAACCGGGAATAGTTCCTGGTGAAACACAAGCTTTCGGAAAATTTGCGATGTATTTCGGATGGAAGCCTTCCGAGGATTTTCCCCGACTGGCAACGATTTGGGGAATGCCATTAAGACCGGGGGTAAATCTTGCTGCCGAGTTGAGCAGTTTCATCGCGTACTGGCAGGCTGAAGGTAGGGCGTTTCACCAGGTCCAATGGGAGCAAAAACTAGCAAGACATCTTAACCGTGCGGAAGTCCGCCAGAAAAAACCAGTGAATGGGGGTAACGATCATGTGGGAGTACGAGCAGAGCCAGCAGCATCCAGAGCTGTTCAACAGATTCGAGCCGCCCGTGAGCAACGGTTGCGAGTTGCAGGATCAGAAGGCCGTAGAAACGGCGTGGCGCCTATGGGAAGTGATGGGCGAAATCTTTTCGAACCGATGGATCCTGAAGAACGGAGAGGAACCATCAGAACTCTGGATCGCTCAGATTGGGTCGATGAGTGAAGTCCAGATTACGCTGGTTTGCCGGCAGTGCATGGAGCACTGTGCAGCGGGAAACACATGGCCACCGGATCTTGCTGAGTTTGTTGCTCTGGTATCAGCCAGCGGCGCTAACCCGTTCAATCTGACATCCGAAGCTGTAATGGCGGAATACAAGCACTGGAGGAATGAGTCTTACCGATACTCGGGCAGCGACAAATACCCATGGAAACAGGATGTTCTGTATCACATTTGCATTGAGATGCGCAGAACTGGAGTTGAGAGGAACCTGACTGAGGGAGAGCTGAAAAAACTGGCAGAAAACTTACTCACGAAATGGACCAAACACCTGGCTAACGGGTTTTCGATTCCCCCGATTCGTCGGCAGTTGGCAGCACCGAGGCATCCAGCAGGGCCGACGCCAGCGCAGGTTCTGATGGAAGAGTACAAACGCCGCAAGGCGGCAGGTTTAACCAAGTAAACGAGTTTTGACCATGACCAAACAATCAAAAGCCAAAGTAACCAAAGCACAGATGGTGCTTGCCATCGTTAGCCGGACGCCAGAATGCGTCCTGCAGGATGTCTGTGATGCGCTGGACTTGCAAGCCAGTACAGCAGGTAACTTGCTGCGGCAACTCCATGCCGCGGGAAAACTCCATCGTACCCATAACGGTTACCAGTATGTCTACCGGGTTGTTGCAGGCGTTGAGGTTCCCGATGTTGCCCTGCCGCAGACTGCAACACCATTATCTGAAGAGGATGTGAAAAAAGTCCAAAACGCACTGTCCCTGGCGAAGACGCTGGAAGACAAAAAGCTGTGGCGCCGGGCTGCGACTGTTTACACATCAATGCTTGGAATGACGACAACAGCAAACGAGCTCTGGATGCTTGCCAGAATGCGCAACCGCTGCCTGCGCAACGCTGCGAGGAGCTGATTTGTCGAAAAGAACTCAACGCTATCAGATGCCGGATGTCAAAGCTAAGTTTAATTATTCCGGGGGGGGGGGCAAAGCTGAGATGTCCGCTGAGTGCCAAGAGCGGACGCTTCTGATAGCAGATTTGGTGGATACTAAGCTGGTTTAAAAGCTGGTAATAGTTTCTTGACAAGAAAATCTGCCTCCCAATCCTTGTACTTTAACATAGAAATGTTGACCACAATTTCACGGAGGTTAAGATTGTGTGACTTGAAATGAAAACTACGGTCATGTCTTAAGTCTTTTTAGAAGTACCGAAGAAGATTTTCAGAAATGCATCATATTATTTGTGGGGTAAACATGGATAAAGTAGTGTTATCAGAATATAACTGCTGTTGGAAAAATAAATTTTTAGAAGAGTCCCAAAAAATAAAAAATGCTGTAAATTTCACAACTATTTATATCGATCATGTTGGTTCAACTTCAGTAAAGGGGCTTAGCAGCAAGCCTATTATAGATATTTTAATATCACTATGTGATTGGAGTGCAATCACAAAACTCGCTGATGTGTTAGTGAGAATGGGATATGATATAGATGAAAAGTGTGATGATACACCTAGGCTTTTTTTGAAAAAATATAACGAAATTAGTTCTGAAAACTACCATGTACATATCTGCGAGCCAAATTGTAGATGGGGGAGAGATATGTTGGTTTTTAAAAACGAACTGATGACCAACACTGTTTTTGCAAACCAATATGTTGACTTGAAAAAAAAGTTGATTAAAGATTATTCTGGTGATATTGAAAGCTATATGAAAGGGAAAAAGACACTCATTGAAAATAAATTAATTGAGATCAATGATGAATTTGGCGTTGATAGAATGCTGAGTTATCAAAGGGCCGAGTCAAATAAAGCCGAGAACCTCCAGATATATATGATGCTAACTCAGTTTATAATTTCTTTGCTGGCAGTAATATCCGTTTATCGTAGCAAGGGAAGTGAGTTGTTTTGGTTGGCTATTATTGGTTTCATATTAATTGTTGTATGGTTTTTTTTAAGTCAGGCCCAGCAACGGCGTCGTTCAGCAGGTGATCAGGCTCGACGAGTAGTCTTGCTGATGAGTGGTTTGAAAATATTACCATCTGCCGGGCAAAGCCTACGTATTAATGATAGCTTCAATGGGGAAATTACTAGTGACACATTACGCCGCGAAGAAGACCATTTTGCTACCCGAGAAAAACCAGGTTATAAACGACTAGTTGAGATGATTGAAGAGTCGTCATATTGGACATGTTATTTACAAAAAGCTAGCGCAAAGCTGATGTTGGTCATTCTATTTTTTCTTGCGACCATTATATTCATAGTGACTGGAGCTGCAATTTTATCATTAAATACTAATGAGTTAATTTCATTTTCGCGTTCGATGATCGCTCTAATGATCTTTATCATCTCAACAGATGTTCTTGGTTTACTGATCTCTTATAGAAATGCAAGTTCTTCAATTGGTAATATATTCAACAGAGTTGAGGGAATTTCTGCAAAAGGTTTTTTAAAATCTGATGCATTGCTTCTGATGGCTGATTATAATTCGGCTATCGAAAAAGCACCCGCAACCTTACCTTTTGTTTATATCCTCTGTCAAAAAAAGCTTAATAAAAAATGGAGGACATATTCCGAGATGAAATTAAAAGGTGAATGACTATTTAGATGACGGTTTTACAGTTGAAGTTAAGTGTTAGTATTTTCTGCTAATGGATTATGCGTACCGTGTATATACCTGTTAGCAGAAGATATATCTAGAATAACTATAAAGCAGAATCTGATTCGCGAGCGTATAAAATTTATATTAGTTCCTCGCTTAAACTCCCGTAGGGAGGCGTCAATGTCTGCTCCTCGCTTGAAGCAGACCTTCATCCCATTCAGATTGTCCGCTCTGTGCCAAGAGCGGAATCTGGAGCGCCAGAGGTAGCAACTTTTCTTATCAAAGGTGTTGATCACCACAAAAATGACTGTATCCCTGTGATAGCGGATTTCGTCCTTTGTGGAGAAAAGATCAATCTAAACATGAGCATGGGTTTGCGAAAAGTGGCATTAAGATCTTGAAAATCTCGGCTAACAGGTATACTGTTTATTTATACAGTACCTGCATGAGGAGCTAGTTATGAAAGTGGAAATCACAATTGATCGCCAAAAAAAATTGCCGGATGGCGCTGTGCCTGCTCTGGAGAAGGAGCTACTGCGGCGATTGGATCAAAACTTTAATAACTGCAGTCTTGTGATTCGTCGGGCCAGCTCTGATGGGTTGACCGTGCTTGGTGGAATGGACGGAGATAAAAAACGTGTAGAGGAAATCCTGCAGGACACCTGGGAAAGCGCTGATGACTGGTTCTGTTAAGTTGAGGTCCAGTGGCTTACCTGCTTTATTTTGAGGATTTTGCTGTGGGTAAAAAACAAGAAACGCCGAACACCGGCTATGCAATTATCAGATGCGACGATGGGGTGATCGTTGCCCGTCTGACATCCTTTCCTGTGTGTGAGCGCGCTCTGATGTACCGGCGCGGCGACACTGTTTCGTTTATGCCTTTGCAGCCGGATGAGATAGTGGGGACTCTCTCTCTTTTTTCACAGATGATTGAAAAGGCTAAGTCTGGAGTTGGTTACCAGGTTCCCCCTGGTTCTGTTACAATCCCGTCATAGGCCTGAACAACCTATACCTGCTGCGTCGCGGAGAGAAACCATGACGCAAACCCCCGAAGTATCAAAATCCCATCAGACTGGTGCTCCTTCATCGAGCGCCGGTTTGCTTTCGTCTTCAAAACTAACTTTTCGCCAGCAGGAAGTTTTCGATCTGCTGGTGGCCTACATCAATCAGCATGGCTACCCACCTACGCTATCTGAGCTGGCCGATATGCTCGGCGTTAGCTCGTCTAATGCTGTCCTGTTGCATCTGCGTGCGTTAGAGAGAAAAAATTTTATAAAACTCTCTCGCCGTGTCTCCAGAGGAATTTCCATCGTCGGGCGAAAGGAGCCTGTGCTCGCCGTGCAGCTGCTGCAGGAAATGATCGCTGAAGAACCCGGCGCGCGTGAAAGAGCGATTGAGTTTTTGCGACTGTTCGGTGATCAGCCATGAAGAAAAGTTGGTTTTTACACGAGCAACTTTCAGAGGCTGAGGCTACAGAGCTGGTGGAGCGATACCGTAAAAATAACTGTGTGGTTGAGAAGAGCTTATCCAGAGACTTTGCATCGTGGGAGATCCGCGTGCTGTTGCCGGAATTGAAGAAGCCGCCACGGATTGACAGGACCTACATACAGAAGATGTGGAGGGACTGATGCGAGCTTTGCTTAACGTGGATATTGCACGCCATCTTGGAATTGTGCTGCTTAAGCCAGGTAGTGAATTAATGCCGTTATTCGGTGCCGGCCGAGTTCTTGTGGAAATACCGCCGGCAAGCATGAAAAAGATACCCAGCGGGCGTCTTCCTGATGCCCGGCAGCCGTTGCGGGATGATATGGGGCTCAGACCATTTTTCATGAAGAAAGCTGTTATCACTGCTGCTGGTGGTGTTAGTGCTTTAGAGTCATGGTTGCGCCGGCAGGTTAAAAACTGTCAGTGGACACATTCCGATTACCATCACCATGAGCTCGTCCCGTTTCGCCATTCGACGGGTGTAATAATCGCATGCTGGCACTGTGATAATGAGCTGAAAAACCAAACGGAACACACCCTCGATCAACTGGTAGGTGTTAATAACGCTGACTGGGTAATCGACACTGCCCGCATCGCGCTTGGTCTGGACGCTCAGCGATCATTGTCACTGGCGGAGCTATGCTGGTGGGCGGTAGGCGCCGGGATTGGAAATGAAATTACAGAAGAAATGGCGCGCCGATCCCTGCGTATTAAAGACGATGGCATTAAATCGGTTTACAGGGAGAGTGAGATTGTTCCGTCGGTACCGGCCACCAGCATTCTTTCTCCTCGTATCGAAAAAGCAATCAGGCCAACGGCAATAGCAACGCCGGACAAACCTCTGTTACCTGTGAACGTCGATCCTGTTGCACCGGCGACACTATTCGCCAGACCTAAGCGGATTCGATGGTTATCAGCTGACTTTATCTCATGGGTTAAAAAACAGCCGTGTATGTGCTGCGGGCAGCCGGCAGATGATGCACACCACCTTATTGGCTGGGGGCAGGGCGGCGTAGGCACCAAGGCCCACGATATTTTTACGATCCCATTATGCCGCAAGCACCATCGCTCTTTGCACCATGACCCAGCCGCTTTTGAGCGTGAATACGGCACCCAGCCGGTATTGATTATTAAATTGCTGGATCGGGCTTACTCGCTCGGCGTTCTATCCTGAGGAGCTTTAAAAATGAGAGATATGTACGAAATAATGGACCGTTGGGGAGCTTGGGCGGCATCCGATAATAGTGGTGTTGACTGGCAACCCATTGCTGCTGGATTTAAAGGCTTGTTACCTCATGGAAAGAAAACACGCCAGCAATGTGATGACGATGAGGGGATCATGATTGACGGTTGTGTGGCGCGTTTGCGGAAGTATAAGCCAGAAGAATATGAGCTTGTTATAGCTCACTTCGTTATAGGTATCTCGCTGCGTACTATTGCTAAAAAAAGGAAATGTTCAGATGGAACGATTAGGAAAGAGATGCAAACAGCGTTAGGTTTTATTGATGCAGTTATTTGTATGGTGAATGAATAGAATTAAAGACGGCCTGGCGGCCGTCAATGGAATAGATACTGAGTGGCATATGGAGTAAGGAAAAAATAAAATCTAAAGGTTAAATATAACCCGCAGGCTACAATGAAACCTAGGGTGATAAAAACTATTTTCTGAACGCGTAACCTAGTTGTTAAACTATCAAATGTAGTATTGATATCATCGTAGATTGCTTTGTAATTGCTCTCGGCTTGTTCTTTCTTATGCTTTAATTCGTCACTTATTGCTGAGAGCGTTTGCCATTGGTTGAAAAGGACGAAAAGAATCATAATTGTAAAGAATAAGGCACCCAGCACGACTGCAGTATTTATTAAAGCTTGGCTATCCCAGCCGTTTGCTTGTTTCATTTGTGTCGCAACTATGACTGTTGCGACAGGTATACCAAGAATTTGATTCTGTATATCACTGAAAACCTTATGTATTTTCCCCATCTCTTCTATTTTGGCTACACGAAGTTGATCGAGTATTTTTTCGTAGGAGAATCCAGATACAAATACTTTATATCCTTTTTGAAAACTTTCAGATAGTAGTTTCAAATCTCTTAACATAGACGAGAAAGAAGATTCTTTGCTTTTTGATTCGCATAGGGATTTTATGCTGCTAGCAAGTATGGTTAATTTTTGTTCTTTGTGAGTATCTTCAGCGAAATTTGCGATCAAGCTTTGAATGAGACTGTCATTAGAATCGACAAGGTCTTCAGCAGTATAGTTTACCGGTATTTTAAGAACATTAGTGTCGACGAAAACAAGCTCAGCATTAGTCTCGTCGAGATATGCAGAACATTCTTTAAATAAAGTAATTAATCGTAACACATTGCGGTATCTTGATATGATTGGCAATGCCTCACGTTCTTTATTGTAAAAATTAAGGTCGACAATAAAAAAATTATTTGCTTCTTTTATCCTGTTTTTAGAATTTTTAAGGTATTCGTTAAATGAAAAGTGAAGTTGCCCCATACGAAGTTTTGGTGGGGCTACATGTAAGGTTAGGATCTCTCCGAGCTCTAAATTGCCAGACTCAATCGTTACCCCAAAGTCATCAGGATGCTGCGCGATATCATGCAGAATCTCACGCAGCTCTTCCTTGTCGAGCATAATAGAGGCTTCAGATGTGTTGCCTACAAAGGAAGCAGCTTTGTATATGCTTACTAAGTCTTTGAAGGTTCTCTGATTATTACTGCTCATCCTCTTCACCCAATTCTGATAAAATTTCATCCCTAAGAGTATCTGGAATCTCAGTAAGTATCAATTTATCGTTTGCTGAATCATACTGAACGCTTCCATCATGTAATGCGGCACGTTCGAATTTTAAAGACCAGTGACGTGATTTACCTTTGAAACTGATTAGCCCCCTGATGACCGTGCCGTCAGGAACAAAACCGTCTGAGAATTCAAGCCCTTCATTTGTCAGTTTTGCAACTAGAAGATCAGGATCGGCAGGCCATAGTTCGTTGGCAAATATTTGAGTGTCAAAAGTTTCCCCAGAACGATTGAGATTTTTCAATTGTTCATGAGCACGATTGAGAAATTCTTCTCGAGTCTCAGGCTCAAATTCTCTTTCAGTTGCAAATTCCAAAAGAGCGTCGCGTAATTTAGTCGTTTCCTGCTTCGCAATTAAAATATCATTACATCCAAGAAATTTTTTAAAATATCCAGCAACAGAGTTCTGTCCCTTCAGGAAACTGATGTAACGTTCTTTACCTTCTACTTTACCTGTAAGGTCAATTCGACCAGCAACGCGAAGTTTTGCTATGTCTAAATACTCACTTTCTTGAATGTCGAAATCTTGCACTGTTGAACCAGAAGCGGACGTAAGGATAGCTACCATTAAATAATGATTACCGTTAACCTCATTATGAGCAATTATTACATAACCACCGGTAGACATTACTTCATCATCAGCTCGTGCTTTAAGATGATTGAGCATGCGAATACTGGTGTCATAGAAGGAATGAGTTGTGCTTACAAAGTAATCATCAACGATATTTCCCATAGGATAGCTATCGCGATCGTCTTCAAACTTTCCATAACCCTTGCCAGCTCGCCCTGAATATCTTTTAGTCAGTGCATTCACAAGGTCTCGTGATGCTTGCTGCACCGGTTTTTCATCTGGACAAGGGAACAAAGTGGCCACACCTTGCTGCTCTTTTTCCATAATATGAACGATGAATCTATGTGTTGTAATTACCTGGTCTGCTGCAGTCATGCCAACATCCTTTTAAGGGTTACCATCAGTTTTCTCTGATAATACTTCAAAAAATGCTAATGCGTACGCAAAAACTATCGTAATCTGTTAAGAGTGGTCACTTAGACACACAGCTTAAACATCAAACCTCGCCAAGTGCGGGGTTTTTTGCTTTTCATGACTAGGCCAGAACCTACTGATTAGGTTGGTTATCTGAGTCTGAGACCGAACCTTTCTCTGTTCACGCCCCCGATAACCCGGAGATGGATACAATGAAAACGCTCAACAGCTGGTTTGAGGTACTGAGTTGAAGAGTTAGTAGTATGGAGATCCCCCCGCTGTGCGCCTTTGCGGTGTTCTACTGTTAAGGCTTGGACGTTTATTAAACACAGATAGTTATACATCTGACATTGACGCTTTGAATGTTTGGATCATAAATTATTGATGTGGTGAATCCCCCTATGCGGAGGGGCGACCAGTCAGTTACAGAAACCTGTAAATGCAGCGCGGGCCATGCCGACTGGGGCATGCTCACCGGGAGGCACCCGGCACCACACTGCCACTAAACATATTTAAGATTTATGGCAGGTTTACTTCTGCGGTTGCCCTTCTATGTTTATAGAACGTAACGGCAAAAGTGAATGCTTCCTGGTAAATCGGTAGCTCGGACTATTAGGAGTGCCTTCGTTTCGTTACTACCTAGAATGCCTACTTTCTGCCCGCCTTCAGGCGGGCTTTTTTACGCCATCAATAGGGCGCTTCAGAAAGTAAAGGTAAACACCATTTGAAGGCTGCGCTTTGCGTGGCCTTTCTTATTTCAGGCTCACGGGAATCATCATCGATACGGCTTGTTGTTAAATCAGCCCGATGGGCCTGACCCCCTTTATTCACACAGCACCCCGTTAACCCGGAGGTGAACCTATGGCAAAGCATATGCAAGACAAAGAGAGCATGGCCGGAATCACCTGGCTGGCTCTGCTGATCATTGCTGGTTGGGGCGGCCTTGTCCGATTCCTGATGGATGTAAAGCAGGGCAAAGCAAAATGGAGCTGGATAAATGCTTTTGCGCAGATTGTGGTTTCGGCTTTTACCGGGGTTATTGGTGGGCTCATCAGCATTGAAGGTGGCCTGAGTATTTACATGATATTGGCCACTGCCGGTATCAGTGGTGCTATGGGTTCCGTAGCGCTCACGTATTTCTGGGAACGAATCACCGGAGTGAAAGCACAATGACAGCAGACAAGACTATCGAGGGGATCCTCGGCAAAGAGGGTGGTTATGTCGATCATCCGTCGGATAAAGGCGGGCCGACCCGCTGGGGCATCACGCAGACCACAGCTCGAGCACATGGTTACACCGGTGATATGAGAAACCTGCCCAGGGAAACAGCAAAGCAAATCCTGCTGAGCGATTACTGGACCGGACCCCGGTTTGACCAGGTGGCAGCTCTATCTACGTTACTGGCGGATGAGCTTTGCGACACTGGCGTGAACATGGGGCCCAGCGTCGCCAGTAAGTTCTTTCAGCGTTGGCTCACTGCTCTGAATATGCGCGGAAAGCTGTATCCCGATCTGATTCCAGATGGCGCCATTGGTCCCCGAACCATCACCGCGCTTAAGGGATACCTTTCCGCCCGCGGGAAAGAGGGTGAACAGGTTCTGTTGCGTGCGCTGAACTGCAGCCAGGGTGCCAGATACCTCGAACTGGCGGAGGGCCGCGAAGCCAACGAGGATTTTCTCTACGGCTGGGTTAAGGAGCGTGTCCTGTGAAGATGATCATTTTCGCTTTGCTCGTGCTGGTGGCTGTGCTCGTTCTGTTACTGCTGCGCAAATATACCCGGCTGGAGTTCGTTGCCCATGCCAGCCTGCTGCTGAAAACGTGGTCTGTAAAGCTGGGGGTTATCGGTGCGCTGGTTGGCATGTGGATGCAGTCGTTCCCGGATGCTGCGCTGCACGCCTGGGCGATGCTGCCGCCGGATATCAAAAACATTCTGCCTCCAAACATTGTTGCGTTGATTAGCCCTGCGCTGGTGGTGCTGGCGGTGCTTTCGCAATACGTACGCCAGCCAGCATTGAAAGCTAAGGCCGAAGAACTGAAGGAGCCGCAGCAGTGAGCTTCGAAATTATTGCTGGGCTGGTGGTCGTCATCCTGGGCGCTATCGCTGGCGCGTTCGGTATTGGTCATGCTCGCGGTACCAGTAAGGCAGAAGCCAAAGCTGATCAGCAGCGTACCGAAGAAAACGCAGCCGCAAGCGTCGCAGCGGCAGAACGTAAGGCGGAAGCTACGAAAGAGGCCAGTAATGTTGAAGAGAGCGTTAAGCGTATGGCTAATGACGATGTTGATCGGGAGCTGCGTAAGTACTTCACCCGCCCCGGTAGTCGTTGATACAGCCTGCTACTGGGTTCGCATTATCTACCTGACCGATCATGATATCGATGTGCTGGATAAGCAGACAAAGCGCGACATTCTGACGCACAACAAATCAGTGCAGGCTAACTGTCCGCATTTAACAGAAAAGGGTTCGAAATTAGCGAAGCTAAACCGCAGGTCGGCAACATCATAAAGGGATATCGCACTTTAACTCCCGGCGACATTGACCGGATGAATCGCCTTAAGGACGTCAGCCGTCATTTTTGCAGTCTGCTGGATAACAGAACTGATGCTTACCCCTGATTCATTAGTGTCTTCATGCTAATCATATGCTTTTTGTGATAGAAGTGGCCAAATTCGTTAAATGCAGTAAAATGCTGTGCGCTATAATTCAGCGACGGAGTATGAGGGGGGAAGTTATGAGAGATCAAGATGTTAGGGCTGCGGTTCATCAGAAGCTTCTTAAAGAGTCGCATTTAGATCCTGATTGTCTTGTGATCGATGAGTTTTCCATATCCCTTGGTGCCAGCAGAGCAGATATAGCGGTAGTTAACGGCGTTCTTCACGGTTATGAACTGAAAAGTGAATATGATTCTTTGGAACGGTTGCCGCTACAAATCAAGCATTATTCTGCCGTTATGGACAAGGTTACTCTCGTTGTAGCAGATAAGCATCTGGACGGAGCGCTTGAATTAATACCTAGCTGGTGGGGGGTGAAGACCGTATCAGTAGGGCCAAAGGGGGCGATTCGCATCAAGCATATGCGTGCCGAAAAGCTCAATCGGAATTACGATTCCTTGATGCTCGCTCAGTTGTTATGGAGAGATGAGTGTATTGACGTTCTAGAGCGTTGGGGCCGTTCTAAAGGTTTTAAAAGCAAGCCCCGATTTGAGTTATGGAATGTCGTCGCCGATTTTATACCCGTTGCAGATCTTCGACTTGAAGTCAGAACTGCATTAAAGAATCGGATCGACTGGAAGGTTAGGGTCTAGCCGGAATAGACTGTGACAATAGATTTAACTGTCTAACAACCAGCGTAAGATGGTGTATATGGGCTACTTTACGCCAATCTTTAGAACCCCCTGATTTATTAATACCAGCAGCCCTATCGTATATGTACTGGTCTCCCAAACTGAAGCCTGGGCCAAATGCTTGGTATTCAGCCGAATTGACTAGGATAGAACAAAGATTTTTAGTTTGGCTCCACCCATTTCCCTTAACTGCTGTACCTTTTACAAAAATCCATGAAGTATCATTCGAATATCTTACTGCAACATATTGAGACATGAATCGTGGATCTACGCTCGTTATGGTAGCACTTGCTGTTGGATAATCACTGAAACACGGTGTCCTGCCATTGATAGAATTTTTCACTACATATAACCAGAGATCGTATTCGTGTCGTGGAATATGATGGACTACATGCTGAGGAATTCCCGTCTGCGAGCTGGGGTAAGAGGTTGAAGATAAGATTAATGTTCTCCAAGGTGCTTGTCCTGAAAGAGAACTAATAACGGCTAAGGCTTGTTGTTTTAAGCTATCATTAGCGCTTTGGATATCGCCATAATCTACAATGATGTCAATCAAGTTAGGGGGAAGGTTTAACTGATTTAGCAAGTGTGCAAACAAGTGCCATGTTTGGGGGCTAAGTGAAATAGCAACACCATTAGATATGTTTCGCTGAACAGCATGTATGTAGTTTGCAGTGGATGCAGGAGAAACAACTGGCACAATTTCCTTTCCGTACGCCCTGGCGTCGTTAATGCACATATCTAAAGGATGATTGCGACTTGAACCATGTTTATCCAGATACTTCAGGTCTAACAAAACTGGACGTATAGGAGTCCAGGATGCTGCGAGATTAGCACCGAAGTCAGATAAATAGCTGCTTAACGATTTTTTATAGCAGTCATTTTCGTAGTCCCAGTCAATATCAAGAATGGTGAGGATAGGGGTGAAACCAGAGATTATTGTCTGATCTAACTGCATCAGAGATTCATACTCAGCAGGTTTCCATCTTAGCTGTGGGTAGTAATGATGAAGACTCATTAAAGCTCCTTTTTTTGGAAATTTTAACGTAAAGCAGGGATTGCAAGAATTTTATACCTCTGAAAATGCCAGTAAAAATTGAGCTAAATCTAAGTTTATAAACTTGCTTGTTAAGTGAAAGAGATGATGTATCAGAAATTTATATGACCCGCTCCCCGTTGATTAATACACCACGATAAGCGGGGCTTTTTTATTCGCAAAAGGTACCGCGATTAAGAACTTAAAAATTGCATACGTAGACGAGAAGCTGGTGGCGATTGAGTGTGACGGTTTGTCATGCACATCGCTGCCAGTTTCAGAGTTTCCCCTCGACAGTACCGCTTTAACTCTCCCTCAATTCATGCTCAAGGATGTCTATGCCACCACGAGCTAAACGACCTTGCCGGCACAGAGGATGCGCGGCTGTGACGAATGATGTCAGTGGGTATTGTGAGATCCACCGGCAGCAACATGCTGGCGACGGCTGGCGCAACTACCAGGGTGGGAAAAGCCGGCATGAAAGGGGCTACGGTCACTTCTGGGTAATCCTTCGAGCCAGAATCCTCCAGCGCGATAAATATCTATGCCAAAACTGCCGGAGTCATGGCATCGCCACGAAAGCCACAAGTGTCGACCACATTATTCCCAAAGCTCATGGCGGTACCGACGACGATTCCAATCTGGAGTCGTTGTGCTGGTCCTGCCATAGAGCGAAAACAGCAACAGAGAGAACCCGATGAAGAGTTTCAAAATTGAATACGTTGATGGCGCATTGACCGTTCTGGAGACGGATGGTCAGTCACGAATGAATGAGGCCGTGCATGGCATCCATTTTGAGCATGTCCAGGGCGGCCGCCCACTGCTGAAACTGACTATTGCGCATGATATTGCACCGACACCGGCTGCTGAGTCGGCTCCGGAACCTTTAGAGGGTGAGCTGGTACAGGAGCAACAATCTCCGCTTCCCGGCGGTCGTCGTTCCCGCCATCGTAGGGGAGGTAAGCAATGATGTATAAACGCACGGATCTGACGCTCTCCATGTTCTATGCATCCAGCGCTGATGCAGACGGGAACAAAGTGGCTACGTTGACGATGCAGGTAATTGCAGCAGAGGCTGGAGCCGTCCAGACCAGCCAGCTGCGATGTATAACCGATAGCGCGAAGAAAAAAACGTATAGCGTAGGTGAACAATCTGTCAGTAATGGTTCCGATCCGTTGCTGGTCGCGATTGAGAATTACTGGCGTCAGAGTACGGATGTCATCGTTAAAGGATTGATCGCCGAGGTGACCGACTTCATCGCAGGGAACATCAACTCAGTCAGCACCTGGATCGGTCAGTTTGGGATGAAGGTGTTCGAGAACCAGCCATTAGATGAACGGCTACCAGAAAGCGTACTGCAGGCCGATGGAGGCTCCGCTACCGCGACAGGATCCTGACCGCCGGTATAACAACTGGTGTTCATTGAACGTCTGAGATATGCCGGCCCACGCAATGCGAACCATATTCGCTGCCGGCGCAGCCGGAATGACGACCTCCACCTCGACTGAGACAGCAGCAGCCAGGGGGTAGGGGGGAGCAAATCCCTGACCCCTTTCGCGCTTCGGGACTGCCCGTTGAAGTCTATTTTTACACGCCAGAAATAAGAAACTTTTTTCCGGAAGGTTTCATCTATCAAAGGAACGTTTATGGCCGGAGGAATTCGATCGTCCGGTGGTGGCCGAAAACCCACTTTACCCACCGGGCAAAAAAGCAAATTAACACGTATTGCGCCTCCCGCTGAGTTAATGGGGGAGGCGGCAATAAGAATGTGGAAGACGCAAAGCAAAATACTCATCGACCGAGGGGTGTTTGAGCTGGAGGACGCACCTTTGTTGCTGGCTTACTGCAATGCTTTTCATCTGATGCTCGAAGCCGAAAAAATGCTGGCCAGCGGACTGACCTCAGAAAGTGAAATGGGGGGCTTGAAAAAACACCCTGCAGTTAATGTCCGGAATGACTCGGTTTCCCAGCTTGCCCGCCTCGGCTCTCTGTTGGGGTTAGATCCGCTCAGTCGTCTTCGCATGACCAGCGGACAAAAGGATCCGGACGATGACGGGAATGAATTCGATGAGTTTGACTGATGGCTACCTATCCGAACGTCAATGCGGCGAACCAGTATGCGCGGGATATCGTTGGCGGGAAGATTCTGGCGTGTCAGTTAACGGTACTTGCCTGTCAGCGACATCTGGACGACCTCGAACGAGCAAAGGATCCCCACTGGCCCTACCGCTTCGATAAAAACAAAGCAGAACGATTTCTTCGTTTTGCCCAGAAAATGCCTCATACCTCAGGGGAATGGGCCCGGCGTAAACTCCGGATTGAATTTGAAGCCTGGCAGAAGTTCGCTCTTGGCGTACCGTTTGGATGGGTACACAAGAAGACAGGCCTGCGTCGTTTCTCTGAAATCTATATCGAGGTGCCCAGGAAGAACGGGAAATCCGCTATTGCCGCTGCTGTAGGAAATTATATGTTTTGTGCAGATGGCGAGCATGGTGCAGAAGTCTATTGCGGCGCCACGACTGAAAAACAGGCATGGAAGGTATTTTCTCCGGCGCTGCAAATGGTGAAAAAGCTGCCGGCATTGCGGCAAAAATTCTCGATAAAACCTTGGGCAAAAAAAATGACGCGCCCTGACGGTTCGGTTTTTGCGCCTGTGATCGGTGACCCGGGGGATGGTGATTCGCCATCATGCGCCATCATTGATGAATATCACGAACATACTACTGATGCGCTTTACACTACCATGACCACCGGTATGGGGGCTCGTGAACAACCGATGACACTGATCATCACCACCGCCGGCTATGACATTACATCCCCTTGCTATGAAAAGCGTACTCAGGTTGTCGAGATCCTGCGGAGAACCCGTAATGGCGAGGAAAATGAAACCATATTTGGGCTGATTTATGGCCTTGATGACGATGATGACTGGACGACTCCTGAGGCATTAATCAAGGCAAACCCCAACTATGGCATTTCGGTAAAAGCAGATTTTCTCCGGGCTAAACAATTATTGGGTATGTCGACGCCCGGGCAGACAAACAAGATTCTGACCAAGCATTTCAATCGCTGGGTAAGCGCAAAATCAGCTTATTACGACCTGAGAAAATGGATGGATGCAGCCGATAAAAACCTTAAGTTGTCAGATTTTGAAGGGGAAGAATGCTGGCTGGGTATAGATCTGGCCTCGAAAGTTGACCTCAATGCCGTGGTTCCAGTTTTTCGTCGTGAAATAGACGGAATAACACATTTTTACTGTGTTTCTCCTCTGTTCTGGGCACCAGAAGAAACCATTTACTCGCAGGAGACCGCGCTGAAAAGTACCGCAGAACGTTATCAGTCCTTTGTCCGGCAGGGTAAGTTGATCCCGACCGATGGTGGCGAAGTTGATTACAGGCTGATATTTGAAACGATCCTGAAGCTGCGGAATACCGTAAAAATTGCCCAATGCCCCATTGATCCTTATGGCGCGACTTCATTACGTCACATGCTTGAGGAAGAGGGGCTTGAGCCTGTCGAGATAAGACAAAATTTTACCCATATGAGTGATCCTATGAGAGAGATTGAGGCTGCGCTCATCTCGGGGAGATTCCATCATGACGGACACCCTGTCATGAACTGGTGTATTTCCAATATCGTCGGCCAGTACCTTCCCGGAAGTGACGATATTGTGCGTCCCGGGAAAGAAGGGCGGCAGAACAAGATAGATGGTGCGGTTGGTTTAATGATGGGGCTGGGGCGCGCCATGCTCAACAGTTCAGTGATGACATCCGTATACGATGAGGAAGATATAGCATGCTAATTTCAGTTCTGAGTTTTATTGTCGGCCTCACTGGTGCTGGATTGTTATCCGCAGGTGCCTGGCTTATTTCTCCATCAGTGGGATTGATAACAGGAGGGATTATTTGTCTGGGCTGGTCATATATGACAACCCGGGCCTTTTCCTCCGGCATCAGCAATGGCGGAGGTAAATAATGTTCCTACCCCAGATGTTCAGGGGCCGACAATACTCGGGTAATAGCTTCTGGGAAGCCATGCTGGGCGGGGTTCGTTCAAGCCAGAGCAAAACTGGCATCATAATCACGCCGGAAACCGCTCTGGGACTTTCAGCGGTCCGGGCCTGTGTCACCCTCCTGGCTGAGTCCGTCGCGCAGTTGCCGTGCGAACTTTACCGGCGGGATAAAAATGGCGGGCGCCAGCGTGCGACGGACCACCCGGTTTATGACCTGATTCACTCCCAGCCCAACAGGAAAGACACCTCATTCGAGTATTTCGAGCAGCAGCAGGGGTTGCTGGGGCTGGAGGGAAATTGCTACTCGATCATCGAACGGGACGGAAAAGGCTACCCGAAAGAGCTGATCCCCATTAACCCGAAAAAGGTCATTGTGCTGAAAGGGCCGGACGGTATGCCGTATTACCAACTCCCGGAAGTCGGCGAAATTCTGCCGATGCGCATGATGCACCATGTGAAGGTCTTTTCTCTGGATGGCTATATCGGCAGTTCCCCCATTCAGACGAACGCCGATGTTCTGGGGCTGAATCTGGCGGTTGAGGAGCATGCGGCCGCGACATTTCGGCGCGGGACAACGATGAGCGGGGTGATAGAGCGTCCGAAAGAGGCTGCGACCATTAAAAGCCAGGATGCTATTGATCGCCTGCTGGCGAAATGGACCGAGCGCCATTCCGGTATTCACAATATGTTCTCTGTGGCATTGCTGCAGGAGGGCATGAGCTACAAACAACTGTCGCAGGATAACGAAAAGGCGCAGCTGCTACAGTCGCGGCAGTGGGGCGTGGAAGAGGTCTGCCGGCTCTATAAAATCCCGCCACATATGGTGCAGATGCTGGCGAAAGCGACCAACAACAATATCGAGCACCAGGGCCTGCAGTTCGTGATGTATACGCTGCTGGCCTGGCTGAAACGCCATGAGGGTGCGCTGCAGCGCGATCTGCTTCTGCCCAGCGAACGCCGCGATTTGTACATCGAGTTCAACGTTTCCGGGCTGCTGCGAGGCGACCAGAAGTCACGCTATGAATCGTATGCGCTGGGCCGCCAGTGGGGATGGCTATCCACTAACGATATCCGGCGTATGGAGAATCTGCCGCCAATTGCTGGCGGGGACAAATACCTGACACCGCTCAATATGGTCGACAGCGCGAAGATCCTTCCTGGCGATAAGTCGCCGACAGCGAAACAGCTGGCCGAAATCGAAACCCTTCTGGCCAGAGCCTGATTATTTCCCGCCGCGCGGGATGACCTGGAAGACAACATGACAACGAAATTAATTAACCTGCCGCACCTGGCAGATATGGTCTTTGGCGTGCCGCATTACGTGACGCGGCAAACAATGGACTCCGTGAAAGCGGTGCTCATCCCCCGTATTCAGGGGATCACCGAAGATGCCGCCATTCAGATGGCGCTGAATCCGGGTAAATCACCTGCTGCTGAGCAGGTCCAGCCCACCGGCGGGGTGGCGGTGATCCCCGTTCACGGCATTCTTGTTCCACGCCGGGGGCAGATTACGGCGATGTGCTCCGAGCTGACCAGCTACGAGCGGATCCGCGGGCAGTTGCAGGCGGCGTTAAACGACCCCTCAATCAGCGAAATCGTTCTGGATATTAACTCCGGCGGCGGCGCAGCGGTGGGGTGCAAGGAGCTGGCCGATTACATTTATCAGTCTCGCGACACGAAACCCATCACGGCGATTGTGAACTACAGCGCGTATTCCGCCGCGTATTTCATCGCATCGGCCTGCAGCAAAATCATCGTCAGCCAGACCAGTGGCGTGGGGTCGATTGGTGTGATCATGGAGCACCTCGATACGTCGAAGATGGAAGAAAAAATGGGGCTGACGTTCACCACCATTTACCGGGGAGATAACAAAAATAACGGCACCCAACATGAACCACTGAGTGAAGAGTCGCTGGGTATGTTCCAGGGCATGATCGACGAAATGTACGAGACGTTTACGGGGTCGGTGGCCGAATATCGCGGCCTGAAGCAGCAGGCCGTCATTGATACGCAGGCGGGGCTGTATTTTGGCCCTGGCGCTGTGTCTGCCGGCCTGGCGGATGAAGTCTCTGACCCCCAGGCGGCGATCAATGCTATCGCGGCAAAGTATCAGCAACCCCGTCAAAAAACCTCCATTCAGATGCAGGCAGCCGCGATGGACCTGCAAACCAAAATGTAACCCGGCGCAAACACAAACCGCGTCATCTTAAGCAGCCAGCAGGCTGCTTTTTTTATGTCTAAAAAGAGAGAAATAAAATGCCACATATTGAAGAATTGCGTCGTCAGCGTGCGGGTATCAACGAACAGGTTCAGGCCCTGGCAACCATTGACGCCAGCGGCGGCACGCTGACTGCGGAGCAGATGACGGAGTTTGCGAACCTGCAGCAGCAGTTCACTGATATCAGCGCCAAAATTGAACGACTGGAAGCCGCCGAACGTGCTGCGGCGCTGGTCGCAAAACCCGTGAAAGCGACTCAGCAGGCCCCCGGCATTATTGTTAAGCAGGAGCCTAAACAGTACACCGGTGCTGGCATGACCCGACTGGTTATGTCTGTCGCCGCAGGCGCAGGGAATCTGCAGGACGCGGCAAAATTCGCTTCAGAAGAGCTGAATGACCAGTCCGTATCGATGGCCATTTCCACCGCAGCGGCGTCCGGTGGTGTGCTTATTCCGCAGAACCTCCACAGTGAGGTGATCGAGCTACTGAGCGACCGAACCATCGTCCGCAAGCTGGGTGCCCGTCCCGTTCCGCTGCCTAACGGTAATATGACGCTACCACGCGTGGCCGGTGGAGCAACGGCAAGCTACACAGGAGAAAACAAAGACGCCAAGACATCAGAAACACGCTTTGATGATGTAAAACTTACGGCGAAAACTCTGATTGCGATGGTGCCTATTTCCAATGCACTGATTGGCCGCGCCGGATTCAACGTCGAGCAGCTGGTCCTGCAGGATATTCTGACCGCCATCTCAGTGCGTGAGGATAAAGCCTTTATGCGCGATGACGGTACCGGCGATACACCGATTGGTATGAAGGCGCGCGCGACGCAGTGGAACCGCCTGCTGCCGTGGGAAGCTGATGCAGCGATCAACCTGAACACAGTTGACGAGTACCTGGACAAGATCATTTTGATGGCGATGGACGGCAACAGCAATATGATCAGCAGCGGCTGGGGCATGTCGAACCGTACCTATATGAAGTTGTTTGGGCTGCGTGACGGCAACGGCAACAAAGTCTATCCGGAAATGGCTCAGGGATTACTTAAAGGATATCCGGTTCAGCGTACCAGCGCGATCCCTGCGAATCTGGGGACCGGGGGTAAGGAGACTGAGATTTACTTTGCTGACTTCAATGATGTGGTTATCGCTGAAGACGGCAATATGAAAGTCGACTTCTCGAAGGAAGCCTCTTACATCGATGCCGATGGCACCCTGGTATCTGCGTTTTCCCGTAACCAGTCGCTAATCCGCGTTGTTACTGAGCATGATATTGGCTTCCGTCATCCGGAAGGCCTGGTGCTGGGTACCGGCGTCCTGTTCTAACCCATCCCTCAGTAAATACGGCCCGCATATGCGGGCTTTTCCCTTTCAGGAGAATGTTATGGCTGCGAAAAATAAAGCAGTGGAGCCGGAAGAAACAGGCACACAGGACAACCATGCGACCGTGGTCGCACAGGCAGAGCGTAAATCCGTTGTGTTCCTTGGGCCGCACTACCGTTATTCCCGTGGAGATATCGCGTGCTTTGAAGGATCGCGCGCCGAAGAACTGGTTAAGCGGCGTATCGCGGTATGGCCGGAGGATGCCGAACGTGCGCTGAAACCGAAGCCGGGAGACAGCGATTTTGATACTGACATTGGATGATGTGAAAACCCAGCTACGCCTGGAACTGGACTTCACGGAGCATGATGCCATGCTCACGCAAATGGTGAACGCCGCGCAGCGGAGCATCGAGCGTGATTACTACTGCAAGCTGGTAACCAGTGATGAAGAGCTGCAGGCGCTCCCGGAGACCGTCCGCGGATTTATCGCGGATGAAGATATCCGGCTGGCTATTCAGTTTCTGGTCAGCGATGCGTATCTGAATGGCCATACCGGACAGTGGCTGGAAACCGCTGCGGTGAGGCATCTTCTTTTCCCCCTGCAGGAGCATACGCTATGAGCCTGAAACCGGGTGATATGAACTGTCGCATTGCAATTAGCTACGTTCAGTCCGGTCGTGGGCCGCTGGGCGAACCGCTACCGGAAAAGCAGGTTGAATCGGGAAAAGCGTGGGCAAAACGGGAGCTGGTATCGGGGCGAAAAGTCCGCACGCTGGATCAGCAGCAGGTGGTGGAAACCTGCCTGTTCACGGTCTATCCGGGCGTGCTGGTTGATATTGACTGGAAAATCACGACGAAAAATCTGGTTTATACCGTCCGGAATATCGACCGCAAAACAGACCGGATCATTATCACGGGGGAGGCTGACGGGCGGCATGATAGAGCTGGCGATTAAGGGTGCGCTGGAGCGCATCACCGGCATGAATGCGTATCCGCTTTTACTGCCGGACACGGTCCAGGAAGGTGCGACCTTTCAGCGTATCTCTGACCCGGAAATGGTCTCGGGAATGTTGCGAACGGGGATCGTATCTGCCCGTATCCAGGTGAATCTGTACCGTCTCGATGATTACACCTCACTGCTGCAGCTGGATAAAAAAATCTGGACGGAACTGAAGTCCGTCGTTCATGGCCAGCTGGAGGGTATCCCGGTTCAGTATGTGGAGCGAGGCGGTATCCATCAGGATAAAAACCAGCTGACGAATCGTCGCATTCAGTATCGCCTGACCCGCGATTTCATCATTCACTACGTGGAGGACTCCTCGTGATCCGAATGGAAGTTAAAGGGCTGGATGAGCTGGAGCGGCAGTTAATGGCCCTGGGCGAAAAAGTGGCGACGAAGGTATTGCGGGATGCCGGGCGCGAAGCGCTAAAGGTCGTCGAGGAAGATATGAAGCAGCATGCCGGCTTTGACGAAACGTCTGCCGGGCCGCACATGCGGGACTCAATCAAAATCCGCTCTTCCACCCGCAAGGGTAAAGGGAACGCGGTTGTAACGCTCCGTGTTGGCCCCAGCAAGCAGCACCATATGAAGGCGCTGGCGCAGGAGTTTGGCACGGTTAAACAGGTTGCAGACCCCTTTATCCGACCCGCCCTGGATTACAACCTCCAGACCGTTTTGCGCGTGTTAACCGTGGAAATCCGAAACGGCATTGAAAACAGGTAGCATCCGCTGCCGTATAAAAAGAGAGAGAAACATGGCTGATAAAACTTCGCCTGAATATGCGATGTTGCCGGCGGGCACCATTGTGAAATACGGGGAGCCTGGCGCTGCCACGTCAGCGCTGAAACCGCTGATTAACTGTAAAGCGCTGGGTGCAATGGGGCAGACGGGGGGCTTTGTCGACTGCACCACGTTACTGGATAAGCAGAAACAGTCCATCAGCGATCTGCCTGACGGGCCTGAAAAGTCGCTGGGCTTCATTGATGATCCGGGCAATACCGATTTTGCCGCGCTGCTGAACGCAGCAGAGGCCCGCAAGACCATCCAGTTATACGTCGAATTACCCAACAAGCGAACAGCGACGATGCTCCTGGCGCTGTCCGGGTGGCAGATGAATGAAATCGCCGCTCCGGCGAATGAGGTCATCCAGATCACTGTTCAGGGTAAACAGAACAAGATCACCTGGGGAACCGTCGCTGTCTCCGGCGGCGCCTGATTAACTTAACCTGTAAACAGCCACCTTCGGGTGGCTTTTTATTTTTAAGGACTACCTGTGAAAGATAAAGATTACCTGTCCACGCTGAAATCCGCGTTGCTTAAATCGGAGCCAACCGTCATTAAAACCGAGTTATTTGGCGCCACCGTATTCATCCGCCGCCTGACCGGGGATTACCTCATCAGCTACGAAGAGAAAATGGCTGAAACCGCAAAAGCTGGCGCAGCGCGCGAGGCATCGGAGCAAGTCATCCAGATCGTCATCGATGCACTGGTTCAGCCTGATGGAACGGCCATTCCGGATGAGTTTAAACCCACGGCAGCCGAGCTGCTGAAGGCCCATGAAAACCCCGAACTGCTGGCCGCAGTGGAAAAAGTGAAGCAACACGCAATCGGCAAGCTGGAGGAAGCGGAAAAAAACTGAGTGACTCGCCCTGGCTGGAGCTGATTTTCTGGCTGGCCGACCGCTGGGGCGAGCCTGACCCATCCAAAATTGCCGCGTTGCCGGCAAACACTCTGTACCACTGGCGAGCCTACTTCCTGAAACAGGGCACTTTCCGCCGTCCTGGCGATGAAAACGCGCCACCAACCGAAACCACACCTGCGCCATCCCGGGTCGATGATGAATGCGCGGCAGTCATGAGGGCATTAATGTAATGGCAGACGTCGCATCTTTAGCGGTCGGGCTGCACCTGAACGCAGCCAGTTTTAAATCCCAACTGCTGGGAGCGTATGGCGATGCGGAGAACCAGTCACGACGGTTTAACCGTAATGCCCAGGCGGACGCGAAAAAGACGGAAGACGCCTATAAGAAGGTCGGTCTGTCGATATCCGGGATGGCCAGCCGGCTGGCGGGGCTGGCAGGAGCCGGCCTTTCCATCGGTACGATCGTCACCACGTCCAGACAATATGGACAGGCGTTATCAGATCTGCAGGCCATCACCGGTGCGACTGCAGCTGAAATGAAAGCGCTGGATCTGGCTGCGCAGGAAATGGGGGACAGAGTACAGCGCCAGCCAGGCCGCCGAAGCGTTAAAGCTGATGGCGTCGGCTAAACCGGAGCTTTTAAAAACGTCCGATGGACTGCAGAAGGCTACGAACAGCGCGCTTATCCTGGCGCAGGCCGCCGGCACAACGCTGCCCGATGCGACCAGAACGCTGGCGCTCTCCTTAAACCAGTACGGGGCGAGCGCGCAGGAAGCGGATCGTTATATCAACGTGCTGGCCGCCGGCGCGAAGTACGGGTCGTCGGAGATTGTGGATACAGCGGCCGCCATTAAAAATGGTGGCGTTGCAGCCGCACAGGCCGGCGTTGGTTTTGAGCAGCTGAATGCCGCGATTCAGCTGCTGGCAGAGCGTGAAATTAAAGGCGGTGAAGCCGGCACGGCGCTGCGTAACGTCATCCTGAACCTGGAAAAGGGCACAGACAAGAGCCTCAAGCCATCCGTGGTTGGTCTCAGCCAGGCGCTGACCACTCTTTCTGGGAAAAATCTATCCACGGCCCAGGCCGTAAAACTGTTTGGCGTGGAGAACCTGAATGCGGCGTCTATCCTGGTCCAGAACCGTTCAAAGCTTGATGAGCTGACCGCTTCCCTGACCGGTACCAAAACGGCGCATGAGCAGGCATCCATCAGGGTTAACAACCTGAACGGCGATTTGCTGGGGCTGAGCAGTGCGTTTGAAGGGATGGTCATTAAGATCGGCCAGAGCAGTAACGGGCCACTCCGCAGCGGGATTCAGGTTGCCACGGAGGCACTGAACAGCCTGGCAGACAATTTCAACACCGTCTCCAGCGTGGCGCTTTACAGCCTGATCCCCGTGTTATCCACGAAACTGACTGCAGGGCTGCGGGAGAATATCGCGGCCTGGCGGGAAAGCCAGGCGGCGGTAAAAGCGCGGGCGCAGGCTGATGCGGATATTGCCCGCAAAACTCTGGATTCGACAGCTGCCATCCTGAAACAGAACGACGCTGAGTTTGGCCACTACCGGCAGATGGAGCGGACGGCTAAACAGTACGGGATGAATATCAGTTACCAGGATGAGTTTACCCGCCTCATCCGACAGGAAACTGAACAAACCAATCTGGCCAGCCAGGCGAAACTGAAACTGGCGGCGGCAAACCGGCAATTGTCGATATCAGCCCGCGCGGCCTCCGTTGCGGTGGGGCTGGCAAGAGGCGCATTAAATTTAATCGGTGGTCCGTTCGGCGCCGCGATGCTGGCCGGTTCGGGCCTCCTTTACTTTCATGAGAAAGCAAAGGAGGCCAGGCAGTCAGCCATTGATTTAAAAGATGCCGTAGTCGAAACCAGTGAAGCGCTGATGCGTCTCTCGCTTAACCAGCTAAATGTGAAGCAGTTCGACCTGGAGGATCAGTACGAAAACCAGGTCGTGCAGCGTAACCAGCTGATGAAAGAGATTCAGGATGCCGACAGTCGTATCGACAGCCTGAAAGGGTTTGACCCCTTCGGCCAGCTGGAAGGGGTGACAAAAGGCCAAGCGCGTGCACGGGCGGATCTCGAAAGCGTTAACGAGGGACTCCGCAAAACCGAGGAAAACATTAAGCGTGTCAGTGATGCAAAAACACTGGCTCAGCTGGGTTTATCGGGAAAAATAACCTCCCTTACGGACGATCTGAAAGGGGCGTTAAGCACGCCCCCCAAAGAGACCGGAGATGGAAATCCATGGGACGGCGATGGCGGTACCGGCACGGGGAAAGGCAGTAAGTCCCAAGTCGACCAGTTCAAAACGCTGCGGCAGCAAATTGAAGAAGCCCATGCATCCAGCCTGGCCAGAATTAACCTGCAGGAAAAGGACAGCAACAGGGAGCTGCAGGAAGCGGCGAAGAAAAATGGCGCCAGTGATGCTGACCTGCAGCGCGCGCTGTTAATGAACGCAGAGAATTACCAGAAACAGCGACTGGATCTGGCCGCGCAGTATTCCCCCGCCCAGGAAACTCTGCGAAAAGAGCAGGAAGCCAGCCGGGACCTGGCTGAGCTTTTCAAAGCCCGCCTTCTTGATGAAAAAGAGTACCAGGCCGCACGAATAACGCTGGCCAGAGATACCGCGAAAGAGCTGCTGCAGGCGCATGCCGATGAAATCGCTGCGCCGGCACTGGATATCGCCGGCGAAGTTGATCCACTGGTCTCGCTGCGCAATCAGCTTGCGCAGCGGCAGGCATTGCTGCAGGCGTACTACCAGGGCAGCGCGATCAGCAAAGAACAGTACGAAATGCTGATGCAGAAGGCGACGAAAGAATCCGCCGATGCGCAGTATCAGACGTCACTGGAGTTATACCGATCACAGGGAGAATTCCAGAGCCTGGCCGTCGGGTTATTTGAAACGGCCCATGAGCGCTCAAGCAACTTCCTGACGAGCATGCTGACGCGGACGAGAAGCTTTAAGGAGAACATGGCTGACCTGTTTTCCTCGCTCACGCAGTCGATCATAAAAAACCTCGTTGATATGGCCGCTCAGGCGCTGGTCACCAGTTCCGTCATGCAAACCATTATGGGCGTGGTGGGCGTCGGGACCAGCGTTGTCACGGGCGCTGCGGGCGCAGGCTCGGGGACGGCGATCCAGAATGCCGCCAGTAACTTCCAGTTCAACGCCAAAGGCGGCGTTTACGACTCGCCGTCGCTGAGCGCATACAGCAACCAGGTCTACGACTCTCCGCAGTTCTTCGCTTTCGCAAAAGGGGCCGGCGTATTTGGCGAGGCCGGGCCGGAGGCCATCATGCCACTGACGCGTGCCGGCGATGGTTCGCTGGGTGTACGCGCTGTCGGTGGTGGTCAGAACGCCGGCGCGTCGGAAGGGCCAAAAGTCTATATCACGATTGAAGGCGGAAACATCTCAACGCAGGCGCCGTCTGGTTTTGAGCAGTTTGGCCAGCAGATCGGCTCGTTTGTGGAGAAAAAATACAGGGAGCTGATGGCGCAGGATATGCGCCCTGGCGGGATGGTCTGGAATGCAGTTAAAGGGCAACGCTAATGGCTATTGAGATATTCACCTGGAGTCCGCGGGTTAATCCCCAGCAGACCGTTAACTTTCGTGTCCGGAAGGCGCAGTTCGGTGACGGGTATACGCAGGTATCCGGCGATGGTATTAACACCCGATCACAGGATTGGGAGCTGAGTTTTGTCGGTACGGAGGACTATATCCGTCCGATTAAGCAGTTCTTCGACCGTCATGCAGGCACCCGCGCGTTTCAGTGGACCCCGCCTCTGGAAGAGGTGGGGCTTTTCCGCTGCGAACAATATAAACCGGTGCCTCTGGGCGGCGGAAATTACTCACTTTCAGCCACTTTTATTCAGGCATTTAAACCATGAGCCTTAACGCGAATTATCAGAAGTTAGAGCCAGGCGATGAGGTTCGTCTCCTGGAGATCGATGGCCTGGCGTTTGGCCTGGATGAGGTTTTGTATTTCCACGGCTATAACGTTCCCCATACTGCAGCCGAAATCCTCGCCGCTGGCGGCGACCTGGATAAGCTGCCGGCGAAAAGCATCTGGTGGCAGGGGCGGGAGTATAAAGCCTGGCCATGTGAAATCGAAGGGATCGAGTCATCCACCACGGGCAGCGACGCGCAGCCAACGCTGCGGGTAGGTAATATCGACGGAAAGATATCCGCGCTCTGTCTTCATTACGACGATCTGGCTCTGGCGCGGGTTGTCATCCACGACACGCAAAAACAGTATCTCGATGCGAAGAACTTTCCGGACGGGAATGCCTCAGCTGATCCGACGCAGGAGAAACGGCGCCTTTTCTTCATCGACGTAAAGCATTATGAAGACGATGAGAAGGTGGAATTTACTCTCTCCAGCCCGTTTGCCCTGCAGGGGATGATGATCCCCACTCGCCAGCTGCATGCGATTTGCACCTGGTGTATCCGCAATCAATACCGCAGCGGTAACGGGTGCGACTATGCCGGCACCCGGTATTTTGACAGGAACAATCAGCCAGTTGATGACCCGTCGCAGGATGTCTGCAACGGAACGCTCACGGCCTGCAAATTACGTCATGGTGAGAATAGCGAACTGCCGTTTGGCGGGTTCCCCGGCACTTCATTAATCAGGAGCTGATATGCGTCAGAAAACGATTAAGGCCATCCAGGAACATGCGGCCGCAGAATATCCGCGCGAGGCCTGCGGCCTCGTCGCCCAGAGGGGCCGAGCGGAGCGTTATTTCCCCTGCCGGAACCTGGCCACAGAGTCGAAAGATAATTTTGTGCTGGCGCCGGAGGATTATGCGGAGGTTGAAGAATGGGGAACGATCACCGGTATTGTTCACAGCCATCCTGATGCCACCACCCAGCCGAGCGAACTGGATAAAGCGCAATGTGACGCGACCCTTCTCCCCTGGCATATTATCAGCTGGCCAGAAGGCGATCTCCGTACCATCCACCCGCGTGGTGAGTTGCCGCTCCTCGAGCGACCATTCGTGCTGGGCCACTACGATTGCTGGGGCCTGGTGATGAGCTATTTTCGGCAAACCCACGGCATCGAGCTGCACGATTACCGCGTCGATTATCCGTGGTGGGAAAAGGAGTATCCGGACAATTTTTATCAGGACTGCTGGTATGAATGCGGGTTCCGTGAGTTTGATGGTCCACCGCAACCGGGTGATATGGTGATCATGCAGGTGCAGGCGGATAAGTGGAACCACGCCGGGATTCTGCTGGAAGGGAACCTGCTGCTGCATCACCTGTATGGCCATCTCAGCAAGCGCGTGCCGTATGGTGGGTACTGGATGGAAAGGACAATGAAAATCGTTCGATATCATTCTCTATGTTAACCTTTTGTTGAAACAGCAAAAGGATATAGGGAATGAAAAAAGCTATCTTCGGAGCCACATTACTTCTGGCATCATCAACTTTTGCGGGAACAGTTGATGATTATTTATCACGCCATCCGCAATTAAAAGAAAGCGCCACTGTCGATATTTATGTAAAACGCATGGCATTCATGATGGCATTAATGGATGCACAACAACGATATAATAGGTCAGACGATGACTTTATATATCAACTCCTTTCAAGCAACGGTGATAAATATGCCAAGATGGGCGTAAGGAAATTTGCCCGTGATTGCAGGATAGAGAGGAGTATAGGTCAAAGTGGCGATCTTAATAAAGAAGAGTGTGATTTAATAATCAAGACAGACAAACAAAAATAGATTAAATAAAAAGCAGCATTTGGAATGCTGCTTTTTTCTGTTAGGTGCCAAATGAAAGAAGCAATGACCAAAATAATACTTTCTGGAGTATTAGGTAAAACTTTTGGGAAAATTCACTACCGTTTAATTAGCACTGTTCATGAAGCAGGGCAGGCATTATCGGCAACGATACCAGGCTTCGAAAAATTCATGATTACCAGCAAAGAGCGTGGACTAACCTATGCGGTATTTAAGGGTGAAAAAAATATTGGGAAGGATGACTTAGGATTTCCTGTTGGTGGTGAAGTCATCCGAATTGTTCCTGTTTTAATTGGTAGTAAAAAGGCGGGACTGCTTCAAACAATTCTTGGAGCAGTTATTATTGTTGCCTCTGCTGTCGGCTCTTACTTTGTTCCTGGCAACCCCGTGTCAGCATTTGGTTATAAAATGGGGGCTGCTATGATGCTCGGCGGCGTTGTTCAGATGCTCTCCCCACAGCCAGCAGGCCTGGCCCGAAAAGAATCCGCTGACAATAAAGCGTCCTACGCCTTTGGGGGCGTGACGAATACTGCCTCTCAGGGATACCCGGTCCCTTTGCTTTATGGCAAACGCCGAATTGGCGGAGCCATTATATCTGCCGGTATTTACGTAGAAGACCAGCAATAAGTTTTATTCAGTAAACCATCCAATTCAGGCCACCTTGCGGTGGCTTTTTTTATGGGCGTAATATGGCAAATAACATAATTAAAGGGCGCAAGGGTGGCGGCTCAAAGCAGCGTACACCGACGGAACAGCCGGATGATTTACAGTCCGTTGCGAAAGCCAAAATTCTGCTCGCATTAGGTGAGGGTGAATTTGCAGGTGGTTTAACCGGGAAAGATATTTATCTTGATGGCACCCCGCTTGAAAATGCTGATGGTTCGCAAAACTTCAGTGGCGTGTCCTGGGAATTTCGCCCCGGCACGCAGGCTCAGACTTATATTCAGGGTATTCCCGGTACTGAAAATGAAATCAGTGTGGGATCGGAAGTTTCCAGCAAGACAGCCTGGACCCATACCTTTACTAATACCCAGCTTTCTGCCGTTCGTGTCCGCCTGAAATGGCCGTCCCTGATGAAACAGGAAGATGACGGCGACGTGGTGGGCAATACCGTCAAGTATGCGATTGACCTGCAGACCGACGGCGGCGCCTGGCAGACGGTGCTGGAAACCGCTGTCACGGGTAAAACCACCTCCGGTTATGAGCGGAGCCATCGTATTGATCTGCCCCAGGCCGGCAGTACCTGGACGCTACGCCTGCGTAAAATCTCTCCGGATGCAAACAGTGTCAAAGTTGGCGACGTGATGACGCTGCAGAGCTATACCGAAGTGATTGACGCGAAGCTGCGTTATCCCAACACCGCGCTGCTTTATATCGAGTTCGACTCCAGCCAGTTTAATGGCTCCATTCCGCAAATTTCCTGTGAGCCGCGTGGGCGCGTGATTCGTGTGCCGGATAACTACAATCCGGAAACCCGCGAATATACCGGCGTCTGGACCGGCGGGTTTAAATGGGCCTGGACGGATAACCCGGCCTGGATCTATTACGACATTGTTATAGCTGACCGTTTTGGTCTCGGTAATCGTCTGAGCAGCGCCAATATTTCGAAATGGACGTTGTACCAGATTGCACAGTACTGCGATCAGCTGGTTCCTGACGGGCGCGGTGGTGACGGCATGGAGCCGCGCTATACCTGTAACGTCTATGTCCAGGAACGCAACGATGCTTACACCGTGCTGCGAGACTTTGCCGCCATTTTCCGGGGCATGACCTGCTGGAACGGTGAGCAGATTGTTGTGCAGGCTGATATGCCGCGTGATGTCGATTTTACCTATACGCGCGCCAATATTATCGGCAAACCCCGTTATTCGAGCAGCAGCAGCCAGGTTCGGTACACCAACGCCCTGGTTTCCTGGTCTGATCCGGATAATGCTTATGCTGATGCAATGGAGCCGGCATTTATCCCGGAACTGATTTCCCGCTACAGTTTTAACCAGCTCGAAATGACGGCGATTGGCTGTACGCGCCAGAGCGAAGCCCACCGTAAGGGGCTGTGGGGCATACTGACCAACAATAAGGACCGCATGGTCGAAATTGATGTCGGGCTGGACGGTCGCATTCCTCAACCCGGTTATATTATTGCCCTGGCGGATGAGTTGCTGGCCGGACGGGTCAACGGCGGGCGAATCAGCGCGGTGAATGGCCGGGTGATTACGCTGGATCGTGATGTGGATGCCAAACCTGGCGACCGCCTCCAGCTAAACCTGCCATCCGGGATCTCACAGAGCCGGACAATTCAGGCTGTTAACGGACGCCGGCAGATTACGGTCACAACGGCGTACAGTGAGACACCAGAACGGGAATGCGTCTGGGCCATTGAATCCGATGACCTCTTCCTGCAGCAGTACCGGGTTACAGGGGTAAAAGAGAACAGCGATGCCACCCTCACGATCACCGGCGTGGCACATGACCCGGATAAATTCCCCCGCATCGATACCGGCGCTATTATCGACCAGCGCCCGGTTAGCGTATTGCCGGCGGGCAACCAGTCACCTCCTGACGATATTGTCATCACATCCCGCTCGGTCGTGAATCAGGGGATCAGCGTCGAAACGATGCAGGTTAACTGGTCAGCGGTCAGCGGCGCTATTGCCTACGAGGCGCAGTGGCGCCGTAACGACGGGAACTGGATTAATGTGCCGCGCAGCTCGACCACCTCGTTTGAGGTCAGCGGCATTTATGCCGGTCGTTACCTGGTTCGCGTCCGCGCGATCAATGCGGCGGAGATCTCGAGCGGCTGGGCGTATTCCGAAGAGAAAACCCTGACCGGCAAGGTCGGCGAGCCGCTGGCACCGCTGGCGCTGGCAACCCGTTCGCTGGTTCATGGAGTCCAGGTTAGCTGGGAGTTCCCGACCGGCTCCGGGGATACGCTGCGCACGGAACTGCAGTACAGCAAAAACCAGGACGGCAGTGCGCCAATGCCGTTATCAGACGTGGCCTATCCGGGGAAAAGCTATCAGCAGATGGGCCTCAGTATGGGCGCAGAATTCTGGTATCGGGCGCGCCTTGTGGATCGTCTTGGCAATGAAAGCCCGTGGACCGGCTGGGTCCAGGGGATGGCCAGCGATAACTTTGATGACTACTACGAAAACCTGACCGACGCGATCAAGGATACGGCTGCCTGGGAGGAAACGCAGCGCACCATTAGCGAAACACAGGAAGGTATCCGCAATACGCAGCAGGAACTGGAGCAGACCGCTGAAGCTCTGCGTAAGGAAGCCGAAGACCAGGCGAAGCAGGTCAGCCAGGATATTGATGCATCGGCGAAAAGCATCACTGCTGATGTTGACGGGAAGATCTCCGCCGTGAATAAAACCATCACGGATGAGATCACCTCGGTCAATGAGGCTCTCGATTCTGGTCTGGCTCAGGCAAACAAAGGCGTTCAGGAGGCAAAATCCGCCGTCGCAGATGCGAACAAGCAGATCGCAACTGTGAACAAGTCGTTGACCGACAGCATCACCCAGGTAAGACAGTCAGTCACCGATACGGCTGCGGAAATCAACGCCACCATCGACCTGGAGATTGCCAGGGTCAGCAAAACGCTGGCCGACGGCGATGCCGCATTGAATGCGCAGATAAAGACTGCCGAAAATGGCCTGAAGCAGTCGCTGTCTCAGGTTAACACCACGCTGACCAATGCAGTGAAGCAGGAGACCGCGGATCGTATCGCCGATGTTAACGCGAAGGCGGCACAGGCCGCTGATGAACTGCTGGCGGCAACGCAGGGGATTGAGGCGAGTATCGAGAGCCTGACTCAGGTGATGAAGACTGCCGATGAGAATCTGGCGCGGGAAATGTCCAGCCTCGCTGCCGGCGCTAATATCCAGTTCGATTCGCAGGTTATCTGGCATTTCAACAATCAGACGACCGAGGGCTGGACCGGCAGCGCCGGCGTACCGGGTGTGTCCCAGGATGGCTGGTTACGCCCGGCGGACAGTGCCACCGATCCGTACATTACCTCTCCTGGCGGACTGGCTGTCGATGGTGCGGCGTACCGCTTCATCATGCTGCGCTTTCGTAAAACCGGTAAACCAGTCTGGGCGGGTGAGATCCGCTGGGTGTCTGCCGGCGAAAACTTCAATAACACGAAGCGATACATTGTTGCTGAGCCGGAATATGCCGATGGGGTGGCAACCCTGACTGTGCGTGATATTCCGTGGACAGGGAACATTGATCGTATTCGCCTGGACCTGACGAACCAGCAGGATGCCAGCAACTTTATCGAATTCGACTGGATCGCCGTTGGCCGGCCAGCACCCGGCGCCAGTACGGCGGCTCTGCAGGATGTGCGCAGTACGCTGAGTAACGCGCTGACCGCCGAAGCGCAGGCACGCAGCACGCTGGCGGCGCAGATGCGTGGCTCCTATGATGGGAACGATCTGGAGAAAGTCACCTCCGGGCTGCTGTACCAGGAAAAAACCGCGCGCGTTACCGCCATCTCGGCGGAAGTTAAGGCCAGAGAGTCCCTGCAGACGCAGTTTAACGACAACAAAGCTGCTGTTTCTGGTGAACTGAGTTCTCTGACGACAGAGCAGAGCGCGCAGGCGAGCCGTATCGGTGGCCTGGAAACCAGCCTCGGGAAAAAAGCCGATGCGGCCGCGCTGACGTCCCTGACGCAGAAAGTTGAGCAACAGGGCGCCACGCTGACATCGCAGGGCGCCGCGTTAACATCGCTCACTAACCGGGTTGGCCAGACGGAAACGGGCCTGGCTGGTACGAATGAAGCACTGAGCGGGCTGCAGTCTGTTGTTACCCAGCAGGGCGACAGGATAACCAGCCAGGGTCAGTCCATCACGAAACTGACGAGCGATTTGGGCACGACAAATGCCGCGCTGGCGAAGAAAGCCGAAGCGGCTGCGGTCACTGCCTTAACGCAGCAGGTAGAGCAAAACGGGCGGGATATTCGCAGCAATACTGACAGCATCACCAGCCTGTCGAATCAACTGGTCAATGGCCAGCCGAATCGCTGGTCCCGTCGGATCTATCCGGTGCAGCTGGCTAACGCCGGGACAGTCCCGTCATTCAGCGATGTTCGCGCTGTGGCACCAACGGTAGTGGATGAGGTGGCCGACGCGGCCAAACTGGACTTTACGTCCGCCGGCAGCTATCTGATCGCGCTGTATTCCTGCCAGGTGAAAGTGGCCGCAGATACCACCATCACACTGGCGCCCGGCGCCAGGGTTTTTGATGATACCGGCGCCATATTTGTGAATGGGGTTCAGGTCGCCTGGGGTAACGCCAGCTGGAATACCGTCAGTTTTGAACTGAAAGTCGGCTGGAACACCGTTGAGTTTCTGGTGAATCAGTGGACCGGCCAGGCGTATATCAACCTGGGCCTGAAGCTGTCAGACAAGGTTGCTGAGATGTACTCCGGTCTCGGGGTTTCCGCGCTGGCAAACGCAGCCGGCGTGCTCAGCTCGAATGTCAGCCAGATTGGCAACGAGGTGGTCAGCAATTCGCAGAGCATCACCCAACTCCGGAATGCGCTGACGCAGACAGACGCGAACGTGGCCAGCAAAGCGGATCAGACGGCGATGAACTCGCTAACCGGACGAGTGGAGAAGACGGAATCCGGGCTGACGGCTGCTAACGCCAACATTACCTCGCTGAAATCCGCTGTACGGGCCGGAAACGCATCAGGCGGAGATTTAATTCCCAACCCGACATTTGACCCGGCTTACGACCAGATGGGGTTTAGCGTCGTATCCACGACGGCTGAGGAGGTCCCTCCTGGCTGCCCGTATGGTTATGCGGCCAGAATTGCCAGCCGGGATCACCATCCTAACTTTGCCGCGTTCCCGGCCACGCTTAACGATGTGATTGAGATCAGCGCACTGGTTGCCTGCGGCGCCGGCACGGCGAATTTTAATCTGTATGTTGGCACCGCCGTTCGGCCAGATACGAGCACCGGTGCGCCACTCATGGCGGGGGGCGGAAAATCACCTTCCGCGACCTGGCAGAGAACCACCTGGCGCTTCAAGGTCACGCAGGCGATGGTAGACAGGGGTTATATCCGCCCGTTCCTGCAGATCTCGCAGAACAGCCCGTATGGCACCGTATGGTTCGTTACGGACTGGCATATGCGAAATGTGACAGCGGCGCAAAAGGTTCAGGATACTGCGGATGCCACGGCGGCGGCGGTTGACTCGCTGACCACCACCGTGACGCAACAGGGTAATCTGCTGACCTCGACCGGCAACCGGACAACCCAGCTGGAAAACGGGCTGGCAACCACCAATGCCGCAGTGGCCAAAAAGGCTGATGCGACAGCGGTGCAGGATTTGACCAATACCGTCACACAGCTGGGCAACGATCTGACTGCTGCGAACAGCGCCATCACGAAACTGACCGGAAATCTGGCGAATACCGATAAAGCGCTGGCGCAGAAAGCCGATGCGACTGCGCTGGCCACGCTCGACACGAAAGTGACGCAGCAGGGTAAAACGCTGGAGAGCCAGAGCAATTCGCTGACGAATCTGTCGAACAGTCTCTCGCAGGTTGCGGCAGATATCGATGCCAGCGGTCAGATACCGGGTAACCTGGTCGTGAATCCATCATTTGAACGCGGGCTGGATGGTTATACCGGGCGGTCAACCGCGACCAGTGTGGTGGAGGTTTCCGCTCCTCACAGCGGGACGCGGGCGCTGAAGGTTGATCCGGGGAGCGTGTCTCCGGGGCAATACATCCCGTTTGTTCAGGGGCGAACCTATGAAATCGGGGTGTGGGTCAAGGAACCCGGAGCGACGACGGATAATGGCGCGGGGAACAACAAGTTGCGGATCGGTAACTCTGCCGGCCAGCCGGTCTTTGAGCGTCCGTACAACAGCGGCACGGTGGGGACAAACTGGACCCTGGTTTCCGGTCGCTGGAAAGCGACGGAGACAGCCAGCCTGCCGGTGACGCTGAGCAACTATCTGATTAGCGGCAGCCGCTACTTCGATGATTTTTACGTCACTGACGTTACCGACCGGGTGGACATCGATGCCACCGCCGGCGCCGTTACCGGACTGACGAGCCGGGTCAGCACAGCGGAAGGGGCTATCACCTCGCAAAGCCAGCAGCTGACGAACCTGCAGAACAGCCTGAACACGACCAACAGCAATGTGTCGAAGAAGGCCGATGCAACGGCACTGACTTCGGTCGATAACCGGGTAACAGAGGCGGAAGGGAAACTGACCACACAGAGCCAGCAGCTGACAAATCTGGCGAATGTGCTGACGGCCACCCGCAACGCTGGCGACAACCTGATCCCGAACTTTGATTTTCTACAGGGCAGCACTGCCTGGGATATTCAGTATCCAGCCGGTGTGACCTTTGGCGATTTCGGGGACGGGAAAGCGGGGGTCCGGCTGAACCGGACGACTAACACCAGTCCGGGGATCTTCTCCAACAACAACAAGCCGGTGCCGCTGAATGGCCAGCGCAAGTACCGCGTGGTGGTGAAGGCCAAAGGTGTTTCCGGCGCGATGAGTCTGCTGATCCGTCGCCAGAACAAAATCGGCCAGACGGACAGTACGTATGAGGATAAAACGGTCACGCTGACCACTGACTGGCAAACCATCACCTGGGAAACCGGATTGACGGCTGCCGGCGCGGACGGGCAGAACTTCAAACTTTATTCTCATCCGAAAAACGGCGAAATCTGGCTCGATTCCGTCCGGGTGTTTGATATCACCGATGAAACCAACATCAAGGCGACCAGCGATGCTGTTTCGTCTCTGACCGGGACGGTGACGAACCAGGGGAACACCCTGACATCACAGGGGCAATCCATCACGGCGCTGAATAACGCGCTGGAAGGGGTCAAAGGCGATGTGGCGAAGAAGGCTGATGCGTCGGCGGTCAGTTCACTGACCAACCGGGTTACCCAGACTGAAAAGGATATCCGTAGCCAGGCCGACAGCCTGACCAGCCTGAATACATCGCTGAAGCAGCAGGCGACACGGGGAGCCAACGTACTGCCGGACGGCAGTTTTGAATCCTATGCCGTCGGCGATGTTCTCAGTAATGCCCGCGCCGTTATCACCAGTGAAGCTGCGCACAGCGGGACCAAAAGCCTGCGTGTTACGCGCAGTACGGAGTACAACCCGAACGCGACGGATAATAACGATACCCATATCTTTTCAGGCATGCAGGTTCGCGATAACGCGGTCTATTACGTGGAGGCGTGGGTTAAGTTGCCGGCTGGCTCGACCGCCGATCCGACCGTTTATATGGTGCTCGGATTTTCCTTCCAGGATTCTGCCAATGGCTGGTCGTGGCCTGGCCTGAACGTGAAAGTCTCCGAGTTGTCGGTGGACAACTGGACAAAAGTCAGTGGCTATCTGACCAACAACCGAACCGCGCTGAAACAGGCAATGGTGAGGATCTCCATCCCGAATACACCAAAAGTTCGCCTGGGTGACGCCTTCCTGATTGATGATCTGATCATCACTGACGTGACCGATGCGAAAGCGGCGCTCGATGCCGCCGATGCGAATGCGCAGGCGCTTTCCAGTCTGTCCGCGTCAGTCACGCAGAACGGGAAGAATATTACGTCTCAGGGCAGCGCGATCACGAAACTGCAGTCGGATGTGACGCAACTGGGTAAGGATATCAGCGGCAAGGCCAATGCCAGCGCGCTGACGAATCTGACGACCCGCGTGACGGCTACCGAAGGCGGTCTGAAATCGCAGGGAGACAGCCTGACCAGCCTGCAGAACAGCCTGAACACGACTAACAGCAATGTAGCGAAGAAGGCTGATGCAACGGCGCTTCAGAGCCTGCAGAACACCGTTGAACAGCATGGCAGGGATCTGACCACGCAAAGCAGCGCGCTGACGAACCTGGAAAACAACTTTTCCTCCCTGGCCGTGGGAGGGACCAATCTTATCCGCAATGCGGACACTCTGGAGGGATGGAGCAGCCGCCACGCCACAGAAACCTATCTGGGCGACCGCGTGGCCTATACCCGGCTGGCGAAAGGTGCATCCGGTTATACCCAGCTGGATGAACAGACGCTGGACGTTACCGGGCGTACGGAATTTGTATTCAGTTTCTATGCGAAAGGGGCTTATGACGGGCAGGAGATGGCGAGTTATTTCTATAACCCGTCGAACACCACCACCACGGAAACCAGCCAGGGCGTTAAAGGCGGGGCCGGTGACGGCAAGGCGGTCACGAAACTGACCACCGCATGGGCGCGTTACTGGGTGAAATGGGTTATTCCTGCCACCAGTGGCACCAAACGGCTGATTGCCGCGCGTCTGGAAAGCGCGACGTCTGCCGACAAAGAAGTCTGGCTCTGCCGCCCTCAGCTGGAAACCGGGACCGTGATGACCGACTGGTCACCGAGTCCGGATGATGCGGCCAGCGGTATTACCGCGAACACATCGGCCATTAACAGCCTCACCAGTCGGGTGACGAATGCCGAGGGGCAGCTGACCGCGCAGTCTCAGAGCATCACGAATCTGCAGAACAGCCTGAACACCACCAACAACAACGTGGCACAAAAGGCCAGCGCGCAGTCGGTGAGTGATCTCACCAGCCGGGTCACCAGTGCGGAAGGCAAAATCACCTCCCAGGGGCAGGCTATCACGAAGCTGCAGGGCGATTTGAGCAGCACCACCGATAAGGTCAACACCAAAGCGGATCAGACGGCGCTTAACGCGCTGACTGGCCGGGTGGAGAAAACCGAGGCAGGCCTCACGGCAGCCAACAGCAACATCGTCAGCCTGACGGCGGCGGTGAACGCCGGGAATGCTGCCGGGGATGATTACATCCCAAACCCGTCATTTGATCCGGCGTATGACCGCATGGGTTATGACGTGGTGGAGACCACTGCTGCAGGTGTGCCGGCTGACTGCCCGTTCAGGTATGCCGTCCGGCTGGCCGGGCGAGACCATGTGCCAAAAATCAACAACATCGCTGTGACGCCGGGCGACGTTTACGAAATGTCTGCTCTGGTAGCGTGTGGTACCGGCAGCGCTGACTTTAATTTCTACATCGGTCGGGCCACCACTGCTACTGGTGGTATTGGGGCGAGAGCGTCCGGGGGAAACACCAAGACCACCACCGCGTGGAAACGAGCCACCTGGCGCTTTACTGTGCCGGCAGACACGAACTTCCTGCGACCGTTCCTGCAGGTTAATCAGAGCAGCCCGTTCGGCACTGTCTGGTACGCTGCCGACTGGCATATGCGTAACGTGACGGCGGCGAACAGTGCGCAGAAAACCGCAGATGCGACCGCAAAAGCGGTGGATTCACTGACCACCACGGTTAGCCAGCAGGGCGATACGCTCAGCAGCATCGGCACGCGGACCACCTCGCTGGAGAACAGCCTCCGGTCGACAAACGATACGGTGAGTAAAAAGGCTGACACGACAGCGGTGACGCAGCTGCAGGGCACGGTGACGCAGCAGGGGAATGACATCGCGGCAGCCAACAGCGCGCTGACAAAACTCAGCAGCGATCTGGCCACGACGAATGCGAATGTGAACAAAAAAGCGGACGCAAGCGCGATGAACACCCTGCAGAACCAGGTCACTGAGCAGGGCAAAACACTCAGTGCGCAAGGGGATTCTCTAACGCAACTTAGTAACAGCCTGAGCCAGACGGCAGCGGATATTGACGCCAGCGGGAAAATGCCGGGCAACCTCATTGTCAACGGCAGTTTTGAGCGCGGCGCGGCGGGCTTTACCGGCTGGAGCAGTACCGCGACGGTGGCCGATTTACAGGTTCCGCATTCGGGTAACAAGGCGCTGAAAATGTCCGCCGGCCAGTCGAACCTGGTCGGGCAGGAAATCAGTATCACGCAGGGTCGTACCTACCGCATGGGGGTATGGGCGAAGCAGGACCCGGGAACCACGATTAAAGATGCGGGTAACACGAAGTTTCGTGTGGCCGATAGCACTGGCCTGCTGGTCGGCTCAAACTACGGACCGTTTAGTTCTGGCTGGCAACTGGTAACGTTTGACTGGAAAGCCACGAAGACCACGATGGCCAGTTTCCAGCTGACGACCTTCCTCAGCGCGGGGGCAATGTATTTCGATGATTTCCATGTCCTCGATGTTACGGATGAAAAGGATATCGCAGCTAATGCCGGGGCCATTTCTCAGATGAATACCCGCGTCACCGCTGCTGAAGGGGCTATCACCACCCAGGCGCAGCAGTTGACGAAACTCAGCGGCGATCTGGCCGTCACGAATGCGGCGGTCAGTAAGAAGGCCGAGCAAAGCGCTGTCACCGGGTTGACCACCCGGATGACGACTGCCGAGGGTAAACTGGATTCGCAGTCGCAGCAGCTCACCAGTCTGCAGAACAGCCTGACCACGATGAATACTGAGCTGGGTAAAAAGGCTGACACGTCCGCGGTGAGTTCACTGACCGGTCGCGTAAGCCAGGTGGAAAACACCATCACCAGCCAGTCGCAGAGCATCACGTCGCTGACCAGCACCATCAATACCATCCGCACTCAGGGAGCTAATCCGTGGGTTGACGGTACGTTTGAAAGCTACAGCGATGGCCAGGTGCTGGGCGGGAACGGCACAGCCGTTGTGGTGGCGTCTCAGAAATTCACCGGCGGTAAGAGCCTGAAGTTGAGACGGGATGAGAACAACAGCGGCAACAGTGATAAACAGCTTGGCACCTGGCAGTCAGTCCGTGAGGACGCGAAGTTCCGGTTTGAGTTCTGGGCCATGATGCCGGCGGATCAGGCGCCCTCCTCCGGGTGGACAACGCTGGTCGGTATCCAGTCGCAGAATGCTGCCGGGCAAAATGCGTGGCAGGCGGCGGTCACTATCAGCGAAGCCTCTCTGGGCGCGCGCGATAAGTGGGTGAAATTCACGGGTATCGCCAGTAACAACGGGGCAGGCAGAACACGCGCGGTGGTCTGGATCTCCACTCGTGGCGCCACCGGCAACGGTACCCCTGGCTATTCACTGTATATCGACGATCTGGTCATCACGGATGTTACCGATGCGAAAGCGGCACAGGATGCCTCTGACGCGACGGCGAGCGCCGTGAGCGGCCTGACGGCGCGCGTAACGGATGCCGAAGGGAAAATCACTGCCCAGGCGCAGCAGCAGACAGCACTGGCCTCGAAAGTGGATAACGCCAACTCCCGCGTCGATAACATGGCGAAGACGCTGAGCGACAGCCAGAGCACACAGGCCAGCCTGAATACCTCGCTTCAGTCGCAGATTGACGCGCAGGCGGCCGCCAACATCAAAAACCAGACGACGCTGGACAACACGATTAAATCGGTGGCCAGTATCACCAGTACCCAGCAGACGCATGCAACGGCACTGGAGGCGCTGGCAACGCAGCAGACGACCCTGACATCCAGTGTCGGGGATCTCAGCGCTTCCGTTCAGAACACCGCCAAAACCGTGGCGGATGTGAATGGTACGGTGAGTTCGCTGTGGTCGATGAAGGTTGAGACGGTTAACGGGAAGAATGTTGGCGCGGGGATTACGCTGGGCAGCAATGGTGAAACGAGCGACATGATCCTCTACGCTGACCGCTTCTCGCTGTTTAACCGTAATAATGCGACGGCTGTTCCGGTGATGGTTGCCGAAGGCAATGAGCTGTATATCGATACGGCACGTATCAAAAACAGTTCCCTGACCTCTGCCAAAATCGCGGACGGTTCCATTACGAACGCGAAGATCGGTAACGAGATCCGCTCGAATAACTTTGTTGATGGCTCGCAAGGCTGGCGTATCGCCAAGGATGGCTCTTCGCAGTTCAATAACGTGATCGTCCGTGGCAGGGTTGAAGCGAATAGCGGCGTGTTCCGTGGCACTGTCCAGGCGGATTCGTTCATTGGTGACATTGCGGTGGCCAAAAGTTACGACAGCCTGACTTTCCGCCGCAACCAGACGGTACAGCGGAACGGTGCGTATCAGAACAGGGGGTATAGCATGACAGTGGTTCTGGCCTGCACCCTGGTGTGCCAGACCTATGGGACGGGCAGTGGCCTGGGGTATACCTCTGATATTACGTTCAACATTGGTGGGCAGGAGGTAACCCGCCGTATCTTCGTCGATGCCGGTAATATCACAGGCGGCACCACGGCCTTTGAATTGCGGTTTGCCGCGCGCCTGGATGCTGACTACAACAATGTCGGCTTCTTTATCAGAGCGTCAGGTCGTACTGCCGCGATTGATTACACCTGCACAGTCGAGAACATCACCGCAACCGCATTTCGGACGGACAGCAGTTCATTTAGCTAACAGAGGCCCCGTAAGGGGCCTTTTCTTTTTCCAGGGAAAACCATCCAGGAGCAACTTTATTATGGCGATGTATGAAGTCGGCACCGTCACGGGTGCAGCGTCGCAGGCACGGGTGACAGGTGCGACAACAAAATGGTCACAGGTGGCGCTGGGGATACTGCCCGGGTCGATTCTGGTGGTCTACCGCAGCGGTAGTGCTGACCTGTATGCGATCAAATCCGTGGACAGCGACACGCAACTGACGCTGACCAGGAATATCACCACCGCATTTTCCGGTGCCAGTTACGGCATTATTACCGCTGAAACCGCCAGCACCTCGTCGTTTGCTAACCAACTGGCCAGCGCATTTGCATTCTGGCGTAGTGTGGTGGAGGGCTGGTCGATGGCCCTGACCGGCAGCGGCAATATCACCCTGACTGACCCGATCACCGGAAAACAGGTGACCGTGCCGGCAATAGCCGGGATGGCGAAGGCATCGGATCTTGATACGCTGGCTAAACTCACAGGAGGAAACAACCTCGCCGGCTCGCAAATTATTACCAGCGATAATTCCGGTTTTATTCTCGGTAAGAACTCAGATCTGGCTCTGCTCAAAAAACAGGGGCAAGGCGGGACAATTGCCGTTGGATCGGGAACACCGTTCAGGGTTCAGCGTTCAAGAGCGACCACTGTGTCACCGTCAGATACCTTTGATGACATCCTCGTTATTGGGACCGATAACCAGACGACTTTGCCCGGTGGGTTATCAGCTGGCGGCAACATCGATAACACGTCAAAGGGGAAGGTTCTGACGCAGGCGATCGAGCTGTCAATGAGCACGCCTTACATTGACTTCCACTACAATGGCAGCAGTGCGGATTATACCGCTCGCCTTATCCACGACAGGCAGAACCGCCTGAACGCGCAGGTACAAAGTTTTTGGGTAACGGACGGGAGGATCACAGCATCATCGACCATGCCAGCCAACCCAGCCATCGGAACGCAACTGACCTCCAATCCGGTACGCTCATTGATGGCAGGGCGAGGAGCGTATGGTGACGTGGATGGCGCTTACGTCCAAATGTACATGGAGGAGCAGGTAGGCACCGAACACCGACTTGTTCTGTACGCTGACGGATTCGGGCGAACCGATGCATGGATTTTCCGGGCTGGCGGCACGATCTCCACCGGTAAGGGTGACGTCCTGACCACCGGCTCAGATGTCCGGCTGAAAGATGCGTTCATGGAGCCTCAAGAAGGGGCCTCCAGGCGCATTAACTCGCTGGGAGTATGCGAGTTCAATATGAAAGGCGAAACGCGCCGGAGGCGTGGCTTTATCGCCCAGCAGGCTGAAAAAGTTGACGACTTGTATACCTTCCTCGGTATCGAGCAGGAGATCGATGGTGAAAAATTCAGGGTGATGAATGTGGATTACACGGCAATCATTGCCGATTTGGTGACCGTGGTACAGGATTTGATTAGGCGAGTTGACGCACTAGAAAGTTGAGGAACATAAAAAATCCCCCGGAGGCACTTGCCGGGGGCAACTGAAACGACATTAATTGCTGTGTACATCACAGAACAATTTGCAGTAAACGATAAGTAAGTTCAAGTAAATTTTTACTGGTCAGATGTTGTGTTATTTTTTAATAGCCTACCAAAATTAATAATGCAGTAGCTCTAAACTCCACTGGAAATTCATTTTTAAGAATATAACCCTAAAGTATTACTAAGTATCAGATATAAATCGTGTGGATGGATTCAAAGAAATGGATACCAAATGTTATTATTGATACGTTTATCATTAATTGAAGTGCAATCTTGTAATTTTTACATCCGTGTTATAACTTTGTAATGCAGGGCGGTTTTATCTTGTTATTTAGTGGGTTAAAGTGATGGCGGCTCTTAGTGATTTATAATAGGCTTTCTATGTTAACAAATTTCCCCGATGAAAAATACATATCTGATAGAAATTCATCGTTCATTAAGCGAGTATATTTTTTACGTCAGATTGGTGTCGTTCTTTGCTTTCTTCCTATATATTCAGTCCTCCAGGAACAGTCACATCAAAAAATAACAACAGCCTTGTTAATTCTGAATGCACTCATCTGGCCATCGGTTGCTTATCTTGCAAGCATGATGTCGAAGGATATGCTGAGTACTGAAAAGAAGAATATGATACTTGATTCATTCTGGGCTGGAATCTGGATAGCCGTAATGCAAGTTAGTCCAATTCCATCATTATTCATAATCTCAGTTCAAATAGCTGATCGCTATGCTGCTGGTGGATGGAAAATTTTAAAACCAGCATTAATGTGGATGATGATTAGTTTCCTGACAGTTTGGTTAGTAAATGATTTCAGATATACGATAGAATTCAGTACCCGAACGGTATTGCTTTCTTTACCCTTGGCGACCTGTTATCCCATAGTACTGAGTATTGTTTCAAGGCACTTATCTATAAAGTTGAGGAAAAGAAGGGAGTTACTGGAAAAACAGGCTCTGATGGATCCTGGCTTAGATCTACCAAATCGCCGTTTTTTTGAGCAAAAAATGGAAAGTGCTTTTCGTGCAACGCGTAAAAAGAGAATTCATTCTTATCTTATGCTCATTGATGTTGATAATTTTAAAAAAATTAATGATACCTATGGCCATGAAGTAGGTGATGCGGTGTTATCTCGTATATCAACAATATTACGAGAGTGTGCTGGCGAGAAGGACGTACCAGCAAGATTTGGTGGCGATGAGTTGGCTATTATTGTTAATAATAGTAATAGCAAGCTTGTTATAGCTATGGTTCATATAATTCAGAAAAAAATTAAAGATCTTTCATTACCTTCTCACAACGATATTTACTGTACTGTCAGTATCGGTATTTCTTGTGCAGAAAATAAAGAATCAATCATCGAGTGGATCAAAGAGGCTGATGAAATGCTATATGAAGTTAAACGTAACGGGAAGAATGGATATTGCATGCCGAATAATTGAAGATGAAATGATTTCTTTTCTCATGATTTTATACATATAAATTTTTAAGATGGTTTATTATCGGCATTGCCAATACGGATAAATTTCCTCGGAACCACAGACCCCTCTCAACTAACGTTTGATACATGCCACTAATGTATTGTCATTCCATAACAATATGATTTTATTCAAATTTATATTGAAATCATGTTTCTTTTTTTCCCTTTTAAGTCATTTGATTTGAATAATCGATCGATTTAAGAAATGTGATAGGTTTCGCCTATTGTTCGATCGTTATCGATCATTTTAAACTATTTTCCTTTGATTTCTAAATATGACACGATTAGGATTATTCCTAGTTCCGGTGTTTTTTTAATGATAAAGAACAATATGGAAATAGATTCCTGTAGATTTGTTTTAGAACCATCTTTTAAAAAAGATGGTTCTATTCATTCTTGGGAAATTCTCACGAAAAATGTTAAAAAAAAGGACTGCAATGATTACCTTGCTAATGAAAGTGGTTTTTGTTTCACTTCATTAAGCGATAAAGAAAAAATCGATGTGTTTAAGAAACAGATATTGACAATTGAAAAGCTTGATGCATCAGAATTGAAGTTCAAGCCAGTTTCGTTGAATGTTGACAGTCTTATTAGCGATTGTATTTTGAACGATAAATATATTGGTGATTACTTAAAAAACCAAAAAAACATTGCTTTTGAGATTAACGAGCATTTTCATGAATTCAATACTAAATGCTGTATGGTTGACTTAAAGTGTCTTTCAAAATTGTGTCCAGTATGGCTGGATGATTTTGGGAGTGGCTTAACAAGCTTAACAGTTATAGATATGTTTAATTTTGAATGTATAAAAATTGATAAAGATTACTTCTGGGGAATACAGAGTGAGAGCGAATTCTTTAAAATAATAAATAAAATAAAATCATACTGCAATTTCGTGATTGTTGAGGGAGTTGAGACAATAGAACAAAAAAATAAAGTACATTCTGTTGTTGATTGCGCTTGCCAGGGAAGGTTGTGGATGAGTGATTACTATTATGTTGAGATTTAA